TAATGCGTGTGCCAGATTAAATCAACAAGTTTTGCTTTAGTGCTCTCCATAGACGACGAGAGCCACCCGAAAGCGGCCCTCATCTCCAACTTTTCCGTACAATTTTACTCTAAGCAGCAGTCCTTTCTGATTTTAGGATGATAAAGCCATTATGGATTAGGAAAAGAACGAGTCAACCACTCCCATCCACTCGGTTGATTCCAGAATTGGTCTATCAAGTGGCCGAGACACTTCCGCTGTCTCCACCTGCGACGTAGGCGACGTTCGACCAACTGTGGCTGACTCAACCGCTTCAGGTTGCGCCGTGACGTTCGGCTTCGCTTGGGTTTCTTGGTCACAAATTACTCTCCTACTTGCTATTTGACAGTCGCGCCAAAAATCGCTGCCACCAAGCCATCTGACGCGGTGCGCATTCATAACAACGGTCACGCAACGAGACTCCGTGGTCGCAGGTGTCTCGCGCTCGCCATTTCACTCCGCACATCGTACAGAAGGCTACGTTGCCCAAGGTGGCCGAAATCAAGTGCGGGCATTCAATGGTTCTTTTGGGTGGAACTAAGGGTAATTCTTCGCTCATCCGCTCTCCTTATTAATACCCACTTACATCTCTGTTACGTGGTAAAATGCTCACTAGTTGTTTGACAATTCAGGCTCCCACGGCGAAGGCGCGGTATTGGGTTCGCCAAAGATGTAGCGTGGCTGAATGTAGAGCGTTCCGTAGCTAAAGTTCTCATCGCGGGTTTGCTCTAAAATCATCTCCGCAAGTTGGCGTAAATCAGCACGACTCCCCACCAGATTAAAGGGCCACTCTAGCCAGCGACTCGTTTTACCTTGTCGGATAATAATTTTCACTTGCCCTCACTCTCCTGACGTGTCATTACCGTAAATCTTGAAATTCATTCGGCCATCGCGCTCAGGGTAAATTACCTCAAACGGACGATGATCTATATGAGCAGGGATCGCCCACATCGTTTCAATGACTTGGCCGCAACCTTTACAAACGGGAAGCGGGCTGTGCTTATTCCACTCCCCCGTTGCCAAATCTCCACGGCTTCTACCATCCGATATTAACGGCATTTATCCCTCTTTTATGCTAATATGCTCAGTAATTTCAGCGTTCTTTGACATCTGCAAAACATCGACCAACGCTTCATAAATTTGCCCGTAGTCGCAAATTAGACGTGGTGGCCCAATCGTGGTTGGCACCCGCTTAATCAAGATGTCTACGCCCATGCGGTTCTGCTTGAACTGCTGCAAGACCTCTCGATAGGCCAAGTCAATCACTCCTTGATCAATAACGGAGAAACACAAGTCGATTTCCACCACCGGACGCTCTCCAAGCACTGCCACCGGAAATTCAGCTTCGTCCACTTCGGTAACAATCTTCTCCATGTACCGAATATCCACGATTTTATCGAGCGGCAACGGCCCGTTCACCCAATTCGTCGGCGCAATCCACTGTGAACCATCAGGATTGAACCCCCACAGCGGCCAAAGATGTGCCGCCTCCCGCAGATTCTTCCCAATGGATTCGATAAAGTCCTGCATTCTTCAGCATTTTACGCTCCCCCTAACACTTAATTGCTGTCTACCTCATCTTCAAACCAAGCGGGATGCAGCTCGCGCATAATTTCCTGCACAACGGGATTATCCCAATACCAGCTATCCGATTGACAGTCCCAATCACTGTTTTCAAGTGACTCAATCACCGCCTTGAGCGTGGCCTTTTTATCAAGCGGTTTATCGCTCAACACGATGGCCGCAATCTGGTCAAACACTTCTGTACCACTACACCAGCCCATGATTTTATCCTTTCTTGTTTACGTCCTTCCCTACCAATACTTCGCCGCAAAATGGATCGCCACTACCAAAATCACAATCGCCAAAACTAACTGAAATATGCAGCCAAATAAACTGCTCAAGGCGTCAACGTCGTCACTATCCATTTTCACCCTTCTTCTTCTTGAAATTCGGGTTTTTGCCCTGCGCCCCATTTGAGTTCGGGTCAAAATACGGCGCATTGATCTTGTCACGGGTCTCTTTTAGCGCGGCCACCATTTCTTCTTCCTCGGCTCCGCTCTCCTCCAGAATCGCCACTAAATCCTTCGCCAACTGGTCGCGCTTTGGGTACTCAATCATGTCCTTGTGCCGCTCTGGATTCCACGTATCCAACTTCCCGTGATTAATCCACGACCGCGCCATCCCCAACGCTGATCTTTGGTCAGAATCGTGAATAAACGTGCTTGTTTCTTCGATTTTTGCTAAAATTGCGGTGGTTAACTCGCTATTTGACATCATAACGCTCCTGTTCCTTCTCCATTTGGACATTCTCGACAATCTCGCGGCTCCCCATCGTGTCCACTCTCAATGCAATCGGGACAAAGCGTATCTCCCCGCCGCTCCGACAGGAACCTCCGCCCCGTGTGATGCACCGCATTGTGCTTACACTCGCAGGAATAGCCCGCAGATACCTTTTTCGGCGGGAAGCCAGTGGAAACTCCCTCAATCGAGCGCGGATCAAAGTCCTCAGTCAGCAAATTAACAGTCGCGGTCTTCTTCTCAGAATTAACCGTTATCGTTCCAACTGCCCCCCGCGCCCCAACCCGCTCCATTACATCCCGCAACGCCTTGTTCACGCTCCCATGAAGCAGTTTTAAGCTCTCCAGCCAATTCACCACTTCTTCATCCAATCGGTAACTCTTACTTTGGTATTCCATATGCCGTGTATCGTACTCCGTCCACCGCCCACCGTCAACATGTTTCTTTGAAAGGCTTCCCCAAACGAACCTCTCGCAATACGCTAAAGGCGACCGTTAGATCGACGCGTGGGTCGCGAAAGGAGGCGGGTCGTCCTGGCAATCCAGCCGGAAAGATCGATCTCCCACCCACCCCGTTCAACCAAGAACGCGTCTGATAATTGTCATTATGTTAACTGTGTTAAACGTGCTAAGTGTGTGTAAGCGTAGGTGTTAGCGGTATTACATGAGGCAACATAACTTACGAATCAAGGCAGATGTGTTGAAACCACAACATCTAGTATCTACTCACGTTCAGGTGTTATGTCGATTGCATCGCTGAGAGCTGTCTGAAGGATCACGGTTACATCTTGGCGTTCTACCGATTCGGTGATATTGGTCGGTAAACCCCGTAAAAGCTGCATTTTGTCGATCATTATCCCGAATGCTGTTGCCTGATGGTTCAATGGTACTTCTGACAAGTCCATTGTGGAGATGTTAATTCCGAGTTTACGGGCGTTATCTTCAGCAATTTGAGCAAGATCAATTAGCTTTTTAGGTTGAAGTTCGGCGTATTTGTGGCGGTTTTGAATCCAATAGCGGATAGTTTCCTTGTCAACGCCAGTATCTTTTGCTGTGAGTCTGAGGTTGCCCTGGTTTGCGTCTAGGAGGCTTAGGACTTCAGCTTTGCGTTCGGGTGAGTAGTACTCGTGAGGTCGGCGTTGTAGCGCGTTTGTTGGCCGTTCTTGCTCAAGTACTGCACTCATGCGCTAAACCTTAGCAATTTACTCAATGTTTTAGCAAGTTCTTTTATTGGCGTACAAAGGGCGAACAGTATCGCGCTTTAATAATGCTCTTGAGAGAAGAATTGTATTGACGTATCAATACCGATGAGAGTATAAGCGTACTTGTTCGATGCTTACTTGATAAAGGAGATTTCATGGATACTCGTTCAACTATTACCACGTCTTGCCCCGTTCCTAATCTAGCACATCGTTTTGATGTCGCGCTTTCACAGAGACCGGATTGGGCGAAGTCTTTTACTGTTACGCCACTTAGCGGCAATTTAATCCGCATCACTTATGCAAATAGCCTTTCTTTCGGCGTTACGCTGGATGAGGCAATGGCTTACATCTCGCGTCATGTAGCAACTTCACTGAGCTAAACCAGTTCGAGAATTGAAACAACAAAGGAGTTAGATAACCAATGACCAACACACTAACCATTGAACAATATGACGCAATTGAGAGCGAATTGCGCGAGATGAAAACGCGACTGGATGCGATGTTCACGCTCGCTTGGGATAACGAAGCATTTCGCTTAGGCCGCGATATTGTAGACATTCAACAGTCGCTTGGATCATTGGCTTATATGTCTCATCCGCAACAAGAATGGCTCGGTGGAGATTCGAGTGATCCTAAGAACTTTACGCGTCGTTTGCCGCATATTCACAATCTAGTCTAAGCCGAAAACGTGGTGATTATACCACGTTCTGACTGTAATGCAGTCACTGATGAGGCTAAATAGTTGTTTGATAACCGAATAAGAAAGCAATCGCAGAAAGGCATCATTTTATGAGTAACCTTCCAGAATGGTCAGGAGCACAGCATTGCTACTCCAAAGCCTACAAAGTCCTTGAAAACATGGCGTCTCGTGGACATGTTACCAAAGGTCGTTCACAGTGCTTCGTCTCCGATGAAATGACTGACTTGATTAAGGCACTCGACAAAGGCGACGAAGAAACAATCAAGGGCTTGTTAGCCTACGATCACATCTACTTCTAGGAGACAAAATGCCAAGTAATTGCACAGAAGTCAACGGCTATTGGATATGCGAGTCAGACGGCAAATTCGACTTGTACGATCCGAAACAAAAATGCTGGTTCGGCTTTGACTTTACCAGCTTCGAAAGCGCAAGCGCAGCATGTAACGCGCTTGGGAATTAACCACTTAACCGCGATTGCTTCTTATTGAGTTATCTAACCCTAATTGAAAGAAGGAGAAATAGTTACCATGCACACGCAATTCACAACAGGTAAGCGGTTTTCAAGCAAGAGAACTAAGCGACAAGAGATTTACTGCGATGCTTTAGTGCTCGCTCATGTCGAAGCTGATTCGTCGCGCTTGCCGCAAACTGTTTGGCTCACCAACGACAAGGATGCTCCGTATATGTCGTTGGCTAATAGCTCAACCTTCAAGCCTGAATTAAAGCCTCAAGCGATCGTTTCAATCTTACCACGAGGTTATTTCAATGCGTAAACGAACAGACACCAGAATATCCAAGGACCAAAACGGAGGCTGGAATATCGAAGTAAGCACGCGATTGCGTCCATATCGCGCTTCGCATTGGGTATTGAAAACGGTGGACATCGGGCAATAAGCGTGACGCGCTAAAGGCTCAAAAAGAGGTTAATGCCGAATTAAACGCATTCGACAAAAGCATTGGCAAACTCTCTACGCCGACATCCAAGCCTTAACGAAAAGAACGCCTAAACCCTTTATTTACTCTGAGAGAGTACAAAACTAGATGAGAGGATCAGCTCATGTCAAACGATAAAACTTACAACGGATGGACTAATTACGAAACCTGGAACGTCAACTTGTGGCTCGATAACGACGAAGGATCGCAAGCCTATTGGCAGGAAGCCGCGCAAGAGGTTTACAACGAAGCTGAAGCCGAATCCTATCAGACACGCGAGCAAGCCGCTATCAATACGTTGGCCGCGCTAATCAAAGAACAAATTGAGGAGTCCGCACAAGAAATGCTGGACTCGGCTAATCAATCCGCTTCCATGTTCGCTGACTTGCTTGGTGCGGCTATCTCTGAAGTCAACTTCTATGAAATTGCTGAGCATTATATCGAAGAAGTGGACAAAGAGGAAGAAAAAAGCGACGACGAAGACGACGAATGTGAGACGTGCTTTAAGCCAGCAACTTGTGACCACTGTAAATCTTGTGATGAGTGTTGCGCCAAGTATGAGTGCCAAACTCTTGAGGAAATACAAGCGAGCGTCTGATCCCGCTTGTCGTGTTAGCGGTACACGTAAACTATCGCTCTAGTTCTTCAAGTCCGTAGTAGCGGCTGCTACGGTTATCAATTCAGCCGCTTTGTAACCTTAAACTATGACGACGAAGAAGGAGAAAGAGTAGTTATGACTACGATTACTGAGGGTTGCGACAGTTTCCGCGCACCACAATTATTCTGTGTGAGATGCGGCTTTCACCGCGACGGACACGCCGCTGTCACTAAAGAACCAAACGACAGAGAGCAACTACTAGCACGTATTAGTGAACTAGAATCCGCCTTACGCGAGATTGCCGAACATCCGCATCAGTCCTACGAAGTAAGCAGCGTTGATGTTGCTGACGGTCATCGTTGCGCGGGCAATATAGCGCGGGCTGCTCTGAATGGTACTAACCCTCAACCAATACCTGAAAACGTCTCTCAGGGCGTCGTGGACTCAAAGAACGCTGACTGTGACGACGACAACGAGATTCTAGCAGACTTAGACGCTGTACTAGAAGAAGTGGCAGAACGGAGGTGAATTGAAAATGGCTGACTGGGAAAACTACGAGAGCGGCCCGTTTTGCCGACATTGGGGCGATCCGTCCGACTGCGATCTTCGTTGCGCCTCTTGCAACCATCCTTGCGGACGACACGATGCAAGCGACGGCAACACCGAGTGCTTTGACTGTGACAACTGCAACGAATGGAAAGAACCTGACGACGGGGAGCAAAGAGCGTAATTCAAAGAACTACTGAGCAATTATAAGCAAGTTACACCGAAAGGACACGAATGAATTATATCACAACAAAAGACCTAGAAGCTGAACTAAAGGTTAAACAACGACAACTAACCAATAGGATTAGACTCTTGAACATTAAACCGAAACAGATCGGGAGAGTCTTTGTCTTGACTGAGAAACAAGCTGAACTGGTAAGGAACTATCCCAGGGCTTTAGGGAGACCGAGAAAGGCGGTAACAACATGAGTCACGCTATCCTTGACGACTTGGACGCAGTTATTAGCATTCTTGAGGGCAATAAGGATCGCGTGTACTCATCCGGCGCGGTTAGTGGCGCGATCCTAGGCGTTATTGACGCGGGCTGGAAGACTAAAACAGGGGATAAGGCTTGCTATCTCTTTTGGGATGATGAAAGCGACGAACAAACAGAAATGAGAATGCGCTTTGTGGATGCTGTTTTGGCTCGCTTAAAAACGCTCTAACAAACTGCTCTGCTATAGCCTCAAGCTCGGTGCGCCGCCAACCAAGCCCAACAGGAAATAGCAGAGCACGATTACGAAGATCACTATCAGCACCACGTTGAGAATCTTGCGGAACGGCTCCGGTGCAAGGTTATTGATGATATAATAGAACAGCCAGAAGATTAGTAAAAAGATGATTAGATAGATCGCCAGCGTTAGTAAAGTACCTGCGCCGACTGCGAGTAATAGCAACATGATCGGGTTACTCCTTTATGAAAGCGATTTAGGCCACGGCCCTGTAAATCCTAACGCTTCAAGGTAGGATCGCTGTGCTCTGCACATTGATTCTTCTGCCGCGTTGAGGTGCTTGATTACGTTTGTCCATTGCTCATCTGTAAGCGATGAGTACTCGGCTTCTTCTACTTGATAGCACAGTCGGTTAGCTAAATCCTGGACTGCCCCACCGTTGATGATCACTTTTGTTTTACAAGCTAATCCGCCCATTGGGGGAATCTCCTAGTTACGCTGTTTAACCGCTTCGAGTCTTGCGATTCGTTCGCGGTCGTTATGCAGATAAACTTCCATTTGATCGGCTTTTTCTTTCAACTCTCTCACTTGTCGCTGATAGTCAGCGTCCCGCAAGATCATCGTTGTATTCATTGCTGATAACTGCGTGTACAAACCAATGATTCCGCCGCTTAAAGCCAACGTGAGCGTGAGCATGATAGCTAGAAGCGGGTAAGGTATGAATAAGCCACCTCTAGTCGATTCTTCAGCCATTACACGTGTCTCCTTGCGAGGCAGGAACCACCGCGCCAATGCCCCATCCAATGAACCATGCAACGGTTGAGGGGCGGCAATGGTGCTGGACTGTAGGGGGTTTGCGACTTCATGTAGTTTAATTTGCGGTCTCATTCCCTCATCATAGGCTTTCAGAGTTAGCTAGATCGTTTCAAATTCGTTGTTACTTTGTACGCTTTCTACTTGATTTCGTAACCTTTTCTAAGTTAGGTTTTACTCGCACACTGTATACATTGGCAACCTAATCGGGGCGGCATCGGATAATTCTCAGGGGTGAGAACGCTTTATCTGGTGTCGTCGCGTTGACTTTTACCCTACAAACATAATCGGTAACTCGAACACAATGCAGTCAACTTCCCTGCTTGCTTCGATGGTATTAGTTCCACAGTAACAAGTTGGTTTGCCTTCGCTTTCAAGCGCGAATGAGTGCTGATGCTGCATTGCTTCTCTCACTTGCATTAACGGAAATAGCCATGAATATGCGAATGTTGCCATATTAGACTCCTAACTCTTTCTTTGCCTTTGCATATCGCGCCTTGCGATCATCAAAACCCGTTAATCCCCCGTTGATCTTCTTAGTCACAGTCTTGATGTCCCCTGCGTCCGACGGGACGTTCAGGTTACGTGTACCCCAGAACCAAACAGCCGTTCTAAAGCCGTATTCAGGGAATGCTGCTATCTCAGGACTGTTGATAAAGTCCACGCCTAACGCGTCCCCTGCGGCCTTGTAGTTCGCTCTGCCTGTTAGTTGGATTGGGCCTCGGCCCTTGAATCTCTTACCGTCTCCGGTGTGAGTATTTCCTAAGTCCTTACGCCCTTCATAGGCTGCGCCGGATGCTATTTCTTCCATGTAGCGGAAACTCATGCTTTCGTGGCCTAGCTGGGCGAGGAACATTGCTTGTCGTAAGGGTGTGTCTATCTCGCCTTCTTCCATTGCGGCATTGAGAAACGGAAGATAGGTCTCCAGCTTCGACACTGAACATCCAGTCATTATGTTGGCAAGATTATTTAGCGTCAGTTCCATTGACTTCCTCTTTCTTCGCTTGCTCTTTCTTGGACGCGAGCGCAAATCCGGCTGCGCCACCACCTAATAACCCTGCGGCAAGTCCTACCAGGGAACTAACTATGTGATAAACGGCCTCGCGACCTTCTGGCTGTGGTGGTCTGAAGATCATGCCGATGATCGCTATCGTGACAACTGCACATGCAGTACAGAGAGCGAGTAACGCTCCAAGTTCTCTAGCGTCAAATCTTTCAAGGTTGATTTTGAACATTGGGGCTTTAAGTTACTCACGGGACGCTCTCTTCAGGTTAATCTTTTGCTGTTACCGCTCTCTTTAAACGGTAACTGCGTTTCGGATCACCAAACGTCCCGTGAATCTTGTTTACGCTTTTACGTCGTTGTCTTCGGTCTGAAATCTTCGGCCTTCTTCTACTCCTAACGCTCGCTCACTTTTCAATGCTGCGGAAAGGCGTGAGTTAATGTCAATGTGCATCGTGTTTAGCTTCTGCGTGTTTCTGAACGAGACAATCAAACCCGCTATCGCTGCTACGGTCGGGGCGATTGATACTATTAAAGCTATCTGCACAGTTTCAGACATTAGTTGAAGGTATTTGCAGGAATCGAACGTACCAAGTTTAGTTCTGGCTATCGTCTCCGAAAAGTGGCAAGCCGCCAATCCCTGCAAAAGTCGTTAGACAGACGGAGCGTTGTTCGCAACTGCCTCGGCTAGGGCTGTTGAATGGGAGTCAAGGTCGGTTCTCAATGCTTCCAGCTTTGCCGGATCAACGCCCGCTTCTGCGAGTCGTGCCGCAAATCCATCAATCAAAGCCTTCGCTGATTCCATGATGCCAACTGTTTCAGAGACTTCGGTTTCGAGTGCGGTTATGTCCTGATTTGCCATTTTATTCTCCTATGTTCGGTTGATTGTTTTCTACTGTTTCCTTGAGGGCTTCACCTGCCGTGTCTAGCTTCTCTATCTGTGCTCGAATACGTTCGTCTACTCTGACCGCTCGCTCCATTATGTCTGACCTGCGGTTATATGCACCGAGAAAGGCTGACAGTAAGTATTGGAGCGTTCCCTTTGCGGGGATGTCTAGTAAAATCGTCATGGCTTTAGAACCTAGTGCCGTTAAATGCGTTCTCTAACGCCTTACTATTTGCTGCTCTCTCAACCGCGTTCGTGGCTCGTGGACGCGCTCGCCGCGCTCCTGATACTGCCGTTGCTGGAACATCGTTCTGAATTTGGGCGGCAATCAAGTGTAACGCTACTTGCCCAATGGCTAACAGCCCAAGCACAAGTTTCTTGCGCCCATCATTAGCTAATGCGCCGACTGCGTTAGCAATTTCTACGATGACTCCGGTTTGTGGATTGATGAGATTGTCGAGTAGGTCGAGCGTGGCTACGTTGTCGTTGTCTTCAAAGGCTTTCTTGAGTCGTTCCGCAATAGGTAATGCTTTGGCGATGAGAGCAACGATGTTGGGTGCGCCTATGTCCGTCAGTATCGGTGAGACATCACGCAAGACTCCGATAAGTACCGCTGTCCACTTAACTAATTGTTTAGTGCTGCCACAAGCTGTTTGAAGTAAAAGGGTGGGAGTAGCAATTAAAACGCCCGCTGACATCGCTCCGCGTTTAAGAAGTTGGCGTCTGTTCATTTAAGTCCTTCCATCAATAGTTTCTTGCGTCACCGTTAAAGTCGTTGACTTCGTGGTGGTGGGTATTGGTGACTTGGCGAGAAAAGCCAACATGGATGCGAGCGCGGCACTCAGCATGATTATTCCTAACGCCTTAAAATTAAGCACGGGAACGTCAATACCAATGGCATGTGCGGTACTCATCGCTAACCATGATTGCCCCGCCGATGCGCCGCCGCCGATTACAGCAGCAATTAAACCTTGTAGCCACTGCGTTGCCGTTGAGGGAAGTGTGAACAAGTCGTTAGTCTCCTTGAGGGCTGAGTCCTACGTTTCGCCGCGCATTATGACCGTAGGTGGTCTAATTGGCAATGGTTTTGTGACATTACCGCCAAACACACGGGAGACCGCCAAGCGGCTAACCGATCTAGAACGGACAGTCTATGAGTGTTGGATTGGCCGACATCGCAACGCTTGGCTCTTGCCGCTCGTTGCTTAACTCGCCAATGATACGCTTGTACTCTTTCAATCGTTTGCCCATGATGACGGGGTATTGATCAATGGTCTGTAGCGGCCAAGTCTTGACATTCTCGTTGACCACACGAACGACCGAGAATCCTTTATCTCTGAGGTATTCGGTACGCTGCGCGTCATACGCTCTCGCCGCCACGCTCGAATGAATCCCGCCATCGATCTCGATGACCAGCAAACGGTCTGGTATTACAAAGTCAGCGATGAACGGCCCGATTACAACCTGCGCGTAATGCCTGATGCCATGTCTCCGCAAGCGCGACTGAAACTGCTTTTCAGCTAAGGTGGTTTTGAGGTTTAGCGTCTTGCGACGGTCAATAAGAACGTGGCTAGCGAGCTTTTTCATTGCCTGCATTTTACCATTGAAGCCCTTCAAACGAAGGGATTTAGTTCTGATGTTGTTGTAGCCAGATAAGCAGAGGGACGGGTTGAAACGGAGCAGTAGCGATAAGATGATCGTGTTCTTTCTCAGTCAGACACGCTCCGCAGCTCGGCCACGGGCGATAACTCCAGAAGGTTGTTTCACAGCGCGGGCAAACTTGTTTAAGTGGCTCCTTAACGTCAGTCATTCCACACTCCCCGCACTTGCTAAGGCTAGTAGTTCAAGAAACCTTCTTCTGTTCATGGTTGTTCCTGAAGTCGCGCCCATAGTTCAGGTAGTACGTCTTTGGTTTTTAGTTTAACTGTCACTCGATGCTTATGGCGCGGAAGAAAGAAATCAACCTCAACCTCGTCATCTGCAACTTCATCATCAACGTAGATTTCTAAATCGTTCACGATGCGCGTGTGAGAAATTAGCTCCTTGCTCATTTCGCCTCCAACGTCATGCAGATAATACCCGCAATGAGGCCACAGAGGGTTGCTAGGACTGAACGGGCGGCTATCCGCATTCCATATCGCTCCCAAATGGAAACATTCATAATTGCAGCCACCATCGCCGTAGCTACCCAAATTACCCACAACGTCAATGTCATTCCTTCTCCTTCAACCTCTGTGCTACTAAAGCCAATACCCTCCCCTTGTGGGGCACGTGTGGTTTCTTTACGGGCTTGCCGCTGAAACTGCTGATTCCCCAACATGACTCTCCAATCCTAGCGCGACAGTACGGACAAGCAACTGTGAGAGATTCTTCCAGGCGTTGAGAGTTATTGGGATTGCGTTTCATTTCATTTTAGTTCTGCCAAGTGTCCTATCAAGGGATTATCGGTTGTTCGTGCTGTGTCGTTCGCCATTTGCAGTAAACGTCTTTCGACGTAGAACTTCTTGCCAAATAGCGGAATAAGTACATAATCATCCTCTTGCGGCAGTCGTGCTGGATCGAAAACTAAGGGAGCCGTGAACCCTCTGGTGCGGTCAGGAACGGGACATCTATACATGTCAGGCAATGGCCCGAATAACTCAACGATACGCCCATCTGCGTAGCCCCCAACGAATTGAACAGTCGTTGCGCTCTCAGTTTTTGGTTTGGTTTCCATTTACTTCTGCTGCTCCTGCATGTCTGATCGTGCATTCCAACGCTTGATTGAATCATCGATATTGGACGACACGAAACCAGTGGCGCACTCCGCATCTTGACAACCGATGATCCACAGATCGCCGCGCCCGTTTGTTCGCGGATCACTTGACGGCACAAAAGCCTTACCCGCTGCCGATCCGCAAAACGGGCAGTTCAACAGTTTCTCCCGCTCCCCCTCTGGATTAGTCACGGCAGTTTCCTTTCAATGCGGTCTAGTCGATCAACTATTCGCTGCTCCATCGTGGATATTCCAACCCACGTAACAATAAAAAGCAGCAACATCACCATGTAGACCAGCCAAGCGGCGATCCGGCCACTCTTAGCGGCTTTCAGAATCTCCTTATAGTGTTCCGACTCACCCATTTCTATCTCCGTCTCTGCTGGTTTAAGGCCACCAGAGAAACTAAGAACCAACCACTTCGCCGTCAACGTCCCAAACAAATTCAGCCACAGGTAAATGCTGATTGCAGTGACAGCAAAAGGTTGCGCCGTAGAACTTCGGGTCACGTGCATAAGTTTCACTTAGGGCGCGACCCATTGTGGTAACAGAACCGCAACCGCCCAGTCTGTGAGTGTTCTCTATTTGCGCGTGCTCTGGTTGGGTAACTGTTCGGGTTTGTATGCCGTGCTCGCCATCGTGCTCGAAGTCATCGCTACAAATAGAACGCGGCCCGCCAAGCAACGGGGAACTATCGGCCATCTTTCCACAGATAGAACGGCCCACATGTCTGTACCTATCACGGTAGGGCCGAACAAACCCTTTCTCCCGTTCTTCGGCGCAGAGCACTAAGTAGGCTTTGTGCTGACCCTCGGTTTCTGTCTGTTCGGCGCGCACCTTATCGACAGGCTCGCCACTTGTTGTGCAGACCTTTACGTTCCCGCTCATAGGTTCTCCTTCGCTTCAGATCGTCTCGTAACAATCACGCTAATTGTGTTCTTAACTGGCCCATTTAATCGCTTGGCGACTGACACCCGAAATCGTTTTGTTAGCTTCTCAACATAGCGATCAGCTTTAGCGTGATCCTCAACCACAAATGCGACTCGCTGCCCGCCCTCTGCGGTTTTACCAATGATCGCAATTCGATCATCTTCTGGAAGATCGGCTAAGTCAGCAAATGCCTTCATTCCCACTCCTTTGGGGTAATCAGATTCACCACCGAAACTAAAAGTACCAACAGAGGAATAGAAGTTAGTGTTAGTAGATGTTTCATAGATGTTTCCACGCCTTGTCTTCTTCTGGCGTATTCCACTCGCGCCGGATGGCTGAGTTGAGATAGTCCATGTCTGAATCGCTCATGCCGCGAACTACCACTCCCCGCCGGATAGCCGCGCCGACCAAGATGGATCGCTGCCGCACTCTCTCCAATGCCGCGAACTTTCGGTTTATCTTCCACGCGAAATAACGAGCAACGAGCGTCTGCGCCCAACCCCACGAAATCAGCGACACCCACCAATCACTCCCCGCAAGTTCGTATCGCAACAACTCTGTCTTATCCATCTACGCCACCTTTCTTAGTCTCGCTAACCTTCACTTAGACTCGTTAGAAGTGAACTCCTGAATGGGCTTTCCGTAGAGCCAGCAGAGCTTGGCTAGAATCTCTCCCGAAGGTTTCGCCCGTCCAGATTCTATTTGCCACAAGTGCTGACGGGTAATCCCGATCTCCCGCGCCACCTCAGAAGGCTTGCGTAAACCGCGTGCCCCCTTCAGCTTCCCTGCGTCTATCTTGATTTCGCTGATGAACATAGGCCCAACCCTAGCACGTCACGTCCTGTCTTGTCAACGCAAGATTACTATTTCTTGTAAACGATGCTTGACATGTCTTTCCTATCCGTGCTACTGTTCGCTTGCTTCGATTGAAAGGAAAACAAACATGGCTGAACTTAAATTCTGTAAAGACTGTAAGTGGTGCGTGCCAAGTGCGGCGGCTTTTTATGACGCGCCGCAATGCTCGCAGCCGACCGTTGCCGCTGTTGATCTAGTCAGCGGAGTGTCCACGATGCCCTACTGCTCAAGTATGCGGCAAGGAAGTAATTCTTCGGCGGTCTACCCTTGCGGCCTAGAAGGGGCTTTGTGGGAACCAAAGGATGTGAGCAATGAGTAAATGTCCCAAAGGTCACGCCGACTTGGAACCCGTCAGCGGGCAGTATGACACGGGGGTTGTGGCTCCTGATGGTGGACGCGAATCCTATTGGGAATCGGGCTACTACTGTGAGTTATGTAATCGAGTTTATGGAGCTGACGACTTGGAAGATGAAGGAGAATAGGGATGCCTAATGAACTAGGATTCTGCGCCTTTTGCGGCTCACCTGACCTAGATGTAGCACGAGAGCGTGAGCGGGGGATAGCTACTTTTTCTGGCCGCGAGTTCTTCTACGTCACTTGTGACCGCTGTGAAGCTGCTGGCCCTACGGACTACAACCGAGACAAAGCCATAGATAAGTGGAAGCAGCGGGCTACTGAGGTAGATGATGAACCAAGAATAGTGAGAGGAGATTACGAAGAATGAACCGCTTACTAGATAGCTTCTTCAACTTACCTACCGTTGCCCGCGTGGGCATCGTGCTAGTCATCCTCTGGTTCATGGTGGTGGGGTTTAATATCCTGCGGGAGGTTTGGTAAATCACCTTTGATTGGAGAAAACAATGAGAGCTGGAACTTTACATAAGCGAGTCCCTGCGGCGTCATTTGGCGCGGCAAAGGTAGTTCACGATTCCCCCGACATGCTAACCCGCATGAGGGCGGCGAGAGACGGTCAACCGCTCACCGCCAAGACTTACACGCGCTTGTTCATCGACGGGCGTTTGTGGATGACTGACGCGGAGTTTGAAATCTACACCAACCAAGACTTTGTGAACAGAGCCTTCGGACACGTCTTGATTGCGGGTTTAGGTCTTGGGTTAATCATTGAACCTTTGCTGAAACAGTCTGACGTTGCCAGCGTTACAGTGCTGGAGCGTTCTGCTGACGTTATCGCGCTCATTGGGCCATTATACGACAATCCCAAACTGACCATTGTTGAGGCTGACGTACATACATGGGAACCGCCCGCCAAGAAGTATCACTTTGTTTACTTCGACATTTGGCCGGACGTGCCGAATAGCGACCAAGCGGCTGAGATAGCCGCGCTAAAGAAGCGATACCGCAAGTCATTGGCTGTCGGCGGTCGAACGTCTGCGTGGTGTGAGCGCAACACGCGGGAACGACGATACTAAGGGGGCAAAATGGACAAAAGTAACTTTCAACAAGACTGCTTTGGGCTAGCAGTAGTGATTTTAATTGTAGTCGCTTATGCGGCTTTACTGTGGGCGGTTTCATAAGGAGAAGGTATGGCTAAAACGATTTGGAAGTACCCGCTGCGAACCATTGACGGGCAAGACTTGTCAATGCCGATAGGCGCAGAGATTCTGACGGTGCAAATCCAATATGACATTCCTTGCTTGTGGGCCGTTGTTGATGATGCCCGCCCGAAGGAAGATCGGCATATCGAAATCTACGGAACGGGTCACGAAATGCGCCCGCTCACAAGTCGCAAATACATCGGTACTTATCAACTAACATTTGAAGGTTTAGTCTTTCACGTATTTGAGAGAATCTAATGACAACCTACATCTTGATTACTATCGCCGCAGGGCTTGTAGGCTTCGTTATCGGGGATGTCTCAGGCTATCGAGCGGGCTTTAACGAAGCTGTCAGAGAAGTATCCGCGATGTTGGACGATCCCCTAACCCATAGACTCAAGTAGGAGATTGAAATGCCCTCAGAACAAACACGCGCTGCTGTCCTACATTCAGCAATCTTTCCAACTCAACGTCATTTCTGTCCTGAGCATGAAGGATGGTTCAGATGTACAGATGTTTACTGTGGAGTAATGGAAGGTGGAAAGCTCGTGTGCCAGGATTGCTTTGGAGTAGCGGATGCGCAAGGGTTGGGAATTAGTCTGGAGGAGTATTACCGATGAATCGAAGAACCGCAGTACAAGCGTTATTTGCCGTGATGGTCGGAAGCATGGCCGTTCAAGCGCAGAAACTAAAGGCTGACACCATTACGATCACTGCTCCCCCTGCGCCACAATCGGACTTTCTCTTGGTGCTTAACGTGGCTGAGACGATAACCGTAGAGTGGAACGGCCAGCGGCGAGTTATCAAGATTCAAGAGATGTTCGACGCGCTTGAGGGGTGTGAGGGGAGGAAATGTATCGAGGTAAAAGGAGACGCCGAATAATGTACCAATCAACTAAATCCCTTGTTGACGATCTATCCCGCCGTGAGGTTGAAACCTCTCAATACGGTGATGTGGATGAAGCGTATCGAGTCTATGAAGACGTGTTTGCGCTCGGTGTGTGGCCTAATGGACTTTGTTCCGCACTAGAACCTTGTGCTGAGTGTGCCGCCGCTGACGAGGATTAAATGGCTAACGAGTTAATCACTATCAACAACGAACTAACGCGCCTTATCTCCGCGCTTCGTGCCGCTATCGTCGGCTATGAATCAGCCATTAAAGATGCCGCTGAGAAGCGTAGCACCTACGATGTAGAGTGGGCTAAAGCCTTTCTCTCGGTCGGTGAAGGAACTCAGAAGCAGCGTGAATCAGAAGCCGTGTTAATCGTCGCTCAATTCATGCGTGAGGCTCGTATCGCAGAAGCAACGCGGGATGCCTATAGAGAGCGTTTACGGGCGATTCAAACAACCATTAGCGTGCAACAGAGTATGTTGCGCCACCTTGAGGAAACTCTACCTAGTAACTTCTAAAGGAATCAAATGACCCTACCGAAAATTGAAGATTTAGTTTTCAAACATCTGGAAGCCAAGAAAGCCGCAGAAGAACGTGCGCCCTCTTTGCTCGCTGATAAACTCCATGCCAACGCATCATCAGCAGGAGCGTGCGCTCGACAGATTGCCTTTCGAGTTATGGGCGTCGAAGCGTCCAACCCAATTACCGGAGACGCGCTCTTTAACTTCTCGCTTGGTGATCATGTTCACGACATTATCCAAGCCACTATGCTCGCGGCCACCCACGGCGAGAAAGAAATCAGTGGCGCGTACGAAGACTTCATTACCGTTCGCGCCGACTTGCTCTACCACGCCGAAGACGGTGAATTGGTCTGCGGCGAAATCAAGTCTGTCTCTGACTTTGCGTTCAAACTAATCACCGGAAAGAAGTTGAAATCAAACGGTCAATGGAACAAGAAAGACATGGTGGCTGAAGGAGCCAAGCCGGAAAATATTTTACAAGTTGGAATTTCCGCAAAGGCTCTTGGGGCCACGTATCTACACATCATTTACGCTCGTAAAACAGCGGCAAAGGATGAGCCTATTTTCGCTGAATTCCGGTTCAAAATCAAGGATTTAGATGATAAAATACAAGCTGAAATTGAACGTCTGAGATGGATAGTTCGGAGCGTGGAGAACGACCAATTACCCGCACGAGAATTTGAGGGTGAGGTTATCCTTGATCCGAAGTCGAAGAAATGGCCGTGTCTTTACTGCGGGTTCTTGGATAAATGCCAAAAACTACCAGCTCAGACTATTCCCTTTAACCCAAGCGAGACTAAGTAAGACTGCTCGCCTTAACCAACGAAAGGAACTCAAATGGGACTCGAAACTTACGACGATACTGGAGCGATCTTTCTTAAGATTTCTCACGGCCAAATATGCCAAACCAGCAAGACCGAACGCGATGGATACAAGCGGATTGACGGGACTCTCCGTGACGGTACGGAGTACACCAAGTGGATCAAGCCCTACAAAGCCGTTTCCGGCTACGTCACCAAAATGGAGTGGTACGACCGTGAATACAATGGTCGGAAATTCAGGGGGTGGAATATTCACATTGATGCCGACGGTACGCCCTGTTCTCTTGATATTGCGTTTGACTCACGCATCAACTCCCGCTGGATGAAGGTGGCAGAAAATGTGGACTTCCGTAAGCCTGTTCGTTTCTCTGCTTGGACAGATCGTAAGACTGACACGACCGCGTTCAACGTGCAACAGGATGGAGTCTCGGTTCCTCAGAAATACACCCGTGAGAACCCTCACGACTTGCCGGAACCAATTCAGCGGGCAAGCGGCAAGTGGGATTACGGGGCACAGGAAGACTTTCTGTGTCAGCGAATGCTAGATGTCGTCATTCCTACTATCGACGCGGCACAAGCCCTGAGACCGCTGAGAAACCAGCAAGTAGATACCGACCCTAGCGGAAATAAAGGCTTAGAAGATAATGATCCATATCGTGACGCTCCCGATCCGGCTTTAAGTGAGCCACCTGATGATTTGGAGGATGCTCCGTTTTGACAAGTTTGCGCGGGAGACTGTCTCGTTAATGACCTCGCGGTCGCTAGTTGGGGTGAGAACTCAACCCCGCGCAATCCCCTAGAGACTCGACAGCCCGCTCTCCGTTAAACCTTTATGTATCACAAATTAGGAGGTAGTTATGGGACGAGAAATCCGCAAGGTTATACCGAATTGGGAACATCCCCGCCAACAGTGCGAACATTCTCCGTGGACTGGAGGATGTGACGACGCTAAGAAAAATGGAGGTATGTGTCTTCGCCCGCTCTATGACCGAGATTATGAGTCAACCGCAGAAGAATGGATCGCGGGGCTTGTAGCATGGGAGGCCGGAGACGATCCGGATCGCGCTGAATACGGCGACGGTGAAACCCGCTACTATTGGGAATGGAACGGCTCACCACCAGAGCGAGATGGTTACCGTCCAAAGTGGACTGAAGAAGAAGCCACTTGGTTTCAGATGTACGAAACGGTTTCTGAGGGTACGCCTGTTACACCAGCCTTTGCCACAAAAGCCGAGATAGTTGACTACCTCGTGACCAATGGAGACTTTTGGGATCAATATCGCGGGGACGGTGGCTGGAACCGTGAAAACGCCGAGCGATTTGTTGAAACCGAATTTGCTATGTCAATGGTTACTCAACTAACGTCCGAAGGCTTAGAAGTTAAAATGCCGCGAGATGGGCAATTTACCTAACGCATAAAACAAGACTACCCGCTCCTCCGTTAAGAAGGGCGGGCAGTCAGTTCAAGAGAGCGCACCGAACCCTTATCCCTTGTGCGCGGGATTAGTTAGGAGAGGTAACTGTAGTTGCTTAACGGGAGCCTTATTCTTTGCGATTCACGTCGTCAGAATTTACCCTGAAGATGCACCGTGCGAGTACACCACCTTCTTTACCATAGAGACACGATTGCTCGCGTCTCTGCACGTTTGGGACTAGGTTCACGGTTCGTCGGCGATTGCCTAGCAAGACTATGAAGAATTTAATCAGCATAGGAAGTGGTTGTTCTGACTGCGCTGCCCTTCTGCGAGACGCTTTGTTTCTCGCTTGCTTTTCAGCTAGTGAATCAGTTGCCGCCTTCAACTTTGTCCGTGATTTTTACGCTGGCAATTTTAGTCATTGCCATATTAGGTGCTCACGGGACTTAAAAGAACCTTGTAGCGATGCCCGTGTCGTGCTAGGATTGGGACATCGCTACAGCGTCGCTGCCGTTGGCGGTATCTTGGGGCCGAGTGTAAATAAACCTACATTTCGGCCCTACTGCTTTTCAATCCCCGCATTTTACAAAGTTTCTCGAACTCAACGCAAGGTAATTCTAAATAACCTCTTGGATTAGGTGCGCCAATGTCCTATAATACCGAAGTGTCTTTAACCACGCAGATGATTGCTCACAGTCTTGGGCTAACGCAGAAGCGCGTAAGAGAAATCGCCAAGCAGTTGCGAATTAAGCCAAGCTGGATTGGGCGAGCCATGACGTTCACCCCAATGCAGTTTCAGAAGATGAAAGACCGCAATACAAAAACGGGGCCGAAACCACGTAAACGATGAAGCAGAAAGGCAGCGACGAAATGCAAACATCACTACTCCAAGAACAACGTAACGAAGAACAAGAAATCCTTAACGACCTCTGCGGTTCAAGTGAGGCTGTGGAAATCTGGCGGGACACCTTCCGCTTAAATTTGAACGCGGGCAGACGCTACGACATTAACATGACCGTGAAGGACTTAACTCTTTGGGCCTTCGTGTTGAAGCATTGGGGCTATCGGCAGCGGTCGGGGAAATGGAAACCATTCAACCCCTTGAAAGTAGACCATCAACTTGCGGAGTATCAAAGGCTCGCTGAGAGTGCTGAAGCGCGAGAGATAGCGGGGTATGGAAGATGAGCAATGAGCCATTTGATCTAAAAGCCGCGCAAGCCTTAGTAAACGCAGCACGAGATAAGCAACGAGCGGAAGCACCGACCAACCGCCGCGAGTTAGAAGGCTATTTGATTTACGCCATAGGGTTAGGAATCGCAGCGTGTTACCCAAGTGGGCCACAAGCACCAGACGGCCAACAAAACCGATTTCATTGGTTGTGGGAATACGATCCAACTTTTCACGCAGCGGTTACGTTTGCTGTGACAAGCACTCTTAGGCTGATTGATGATTACGCACGGGCAACCGGACAGTTACGTGTTGACTAAAGATATGAACAACAACCCTGAATCATTAAAGACCATTGCTTTATCTGCTAAGGCTCTCAAGAACATTGAGAAACTAGCGTGGCCCAAAGGCGCAGTTCTTAGTTGCCCGATCTGTTTCCGTACCAGCACTAAGACACCGGAGCAGATGAGCAAGTACGCGCTCAAGTGGCCGAAATGTTGTGGACTCCCTGCGGAAGTGAGACCTCTATGACACACCGTAAATCACACTACCCCTACATCTGTCGCGTCTGTGGTCAGAGTATCTACTTAGCCCGCATCGACGTAGGCCCGCGAGTCTGTTTTGGCTCCCCTACCAACGTCCGTCGCGCCACGACTCAGCTAATCGCCTTGCATGAGCATGAATTGGGCGAGAACAAGGTCGTCGGCCAAAGACGCTACGGAGATGTACTACGCGCTCGCTTGGAAGAAAGATGCCGCAACAAAGGAGAAGAAACCCGATGCTAGTGCTATGCAAGGACTGTCACGTCCCCACCCCCAATGAAGCCAACTGCCGTGAGTGTGGTGAGCCACTAAATAAACGCGCCACTCCCAGGGGCACAGACGATCTACAAAGTCACAGCCTCTTAGCCCGCTATGAGCATGACTATCAACTCTCTCTGCTACGAGCCAAACAAGACGTGTATGACCGTGAAGCAGAACGAGAGCAGCAAGTTGAATTCAAGGAACTCCCGCTGTTGATACTTCCATACTGGAAAAAAGCAGAGCGCACGTTCGCTTGGAAATGTTGGTGAGAAATTTATTTTCAATGCAACTTTGCTCAATGAATTTACACTTTCCACTCTTAATTCAGCCACTTTCAGCGCAAGGGGTATTGACAGCCGTGTTATACTATCTGTGAACATTGAAACAATCTTTCAGAGAAGGAAAGATAAATGACACGACAACAAGAACGGGAATTCAAGCGCACGGGAGACCGCTTACTCAAGACGGAGGCCTTAGAGTTGTTAGCGATACTCGCGGTTCACTTCAATGTCCCAATGCCCAACTTGGCATGGTCTATCGACGGAGTTCGGGGACACGCGAAGTTAGAACAATGGACAATCTTTGCGGGTGCGCGTTCGTGGATTGGCACAACTAACTTGCTCTTGCATGAGTTCGCTCACTTGCTGAACTTCAAACGCAATGGTTACGGACGCACGCGGAGCGGTGCGCGTCGTCCGCATGGGCCACTGTTCATCGAAACTTTGTATGAGGTTGCGGAAGCATGGCACGGAGACGCGGCTAAGTACGGATGGGGACTTGAGTACAAAACCGTCGCCGCTGCGGGGCCAAAAGCAAAATGAGAATTACTTGTAAATACTGCGGGGGCAAAGGCTCGCTTCCTTGTCCACAAGAACTCAGGGCCAAGCGGGAGCGGGCCAAGAAAACGCTGACTGAGGTTGCCGCCCGCATGGGCATCAGCAAGGCACGGCTCTCATCGCTGGAAACCGGACGATGGGATTGGAACGCAACCCTTGTGGATAAATTTCAGTCCGCGTTAAAGGACTTAGGCTGAACTCTACAAGCCGAAGGAGAGGGAATGAGCGAGCAGGTAACAGTGGAAGAAGCGCGGGCGCACGATCTTATTTACTGCGAAGACAAGGCCGACTACGACGATCTGATCGCCCGCTTGCGTAGTCAGTGGCCCAATGCTGTATTTGAAGATGGCTCAGATGAGATTCACGAATACCGATTTGGCGTGACGGTCGCAGACATAACCCAAGACGAACTTTATCGGTTCATGCTGAGAAATAAGTTTGCCACGCAAGGGCTTTGTTTCAACCTCGATATGCACGATAAGCCCAAACACATTCTCGAACTCGTGAAGGAGTCTCAATCGTGACCACCATCAATGCAGAGTCTATAGCAGCACTAGACCTAGATGCTATTGAAGGGCGGCAATCAAAGGTGGAAATGGACTTGCCGGAACTTGCGGCTCGAACCTTAATCGAATCTGACGTTCCCGCTCTCATAGCAGAGATACGCCGCCAACGTGCTGAGAACGCCGAACTCCGCAAGCAGCGTGACGACCTAGTGAGAACTTTAGAAACTCGTGCGGAGCGAGAAAAGGAAATGCTGGCAGAAGTAGCGAAGGAAAATGACGAACTCCGCGAGCTACTTGTCCAGGCTCAAGAGTACATAGGGAATAAGAACATCCGCTTGGTGGAACAGATTACAGGGAGGATTGAGAATTGAAACCATCCGAGTTAAAAGCGGGGACTTATGCGCGTCTGACCAAATCGTTGCTCAGTGAGTACGCACCATTGATTCAAATGCTCCGACTTGGAAAGCGACTCAATTATTGATGAGAGAGTTGGACGGCAAGCGCAGAGAGACAGCTAGTCGACACGGTGTCAATTACGACAATCCGAAAGAAGAATGGGAGGCAAGACGCTAATGGCTACACCTAACGATGAAGATAGAGCAACAGCGAAAGCAATAGTGGAGAACTGGCACGAGGGCTATCGTTATCTCGCACGGTTAAATCCGAACGGTCAGTGCGCGACCGACTTAATCGACGCTATCTCAGCCGCTCTAGCAGCAGAGCGAGCAAAGGAACAGAAGCGGTTGCAAGCCTTCGCGTTGAAGTTCAAAAAGCAGATACATGACCGAGCATGGGGGCCAAACGCAACTGAAGTAATTAACAGGGTGTTAGCTGAACTTGAAACCGCAGCAGCAGGAAAGGAAAAGTAGATGAGTGAACAGGTGAAGTGTTGGAAATGTGGAGAGGTTTACGATAGCGATAATCGCTTGATGGTAATTCGGCACACCCAAGACTTTTGTCGCCAAAATCGCAGACGAAAGCCGTACAAACGCGTTGATTCGCGTCCTAAGTTGCCAGTCGGTGAAAGGACACCTACTAAATGACTACAGATAACCATCAGGAACGAAAATCTTTTTGAGATAATCACGCACCATGATTCAGATTCAGTTAAAGCTTAGACCCACCCCACGCCAAGAGCGACGACTAGGCCATTGGCTACGTCACTTGGGTTCGGTCTGGAACTGGGCCATCAAGAAGATTGAGCACGATTCGCGGGACTGTATTTACTACTCGTCGCTGGACTTTAGAAACCTGCTAAACAGTCATGGGCCAAAGATGGACGTAGCGCAAGACGCGATCTGCGGAACTCTCTGGTCTGCCCACACATCTTGGCGGCGTTGCTTCAAGAAGGTTTCACGTAAGCCCCGACTGAAGGGGCGACGGAATAGGTTTAACTCGATTCCGTTTGCTCACGGGGTGAAGGTTATAGATGGCCGATTGAGCGTTGTCCGGTTAGGCCGGATTCGCTTTCACAAGCAAGAGATACCCGAAGGGCAGATTAGTCAATTTCGTTTGGTGAAAAGGGCATCGGGGTGGTACGCCTGTTTATTCATCAAGGCAGACGGTGACGCTATTTTTGCAACCGCCGATGGCTGCGTTGGAATTGATCCAGGCTTTAGTTCGCTGCTCACGCTGTCAGACGGTGAGGTCGTAGAGCATCCGCGAGAACTGGAAGCGTCCGCTAAGCGTTTGTCTCAGTCGCAGCGTGGGCGTAACAGGAAGTTCACATCTCGACTTCAAGAGCGCATAGCGAACCAACGTAAAGATCGTAATCACAAACTGTCGCGCAGATTGATTGCCGAGAATCAGCTCATTGCCTTTAGCGCAGACAGACACAAATCAATAGCAAAACGCTTCGGTAAGAGTGTAGCTAGTTCAGGACACGCTCAACTTCGACAAATGCTTTCCTACAAGAGCAAGCGTCGTACAGACGGCCTTGGGGTTTACGTCGAAGTTGATTCCAGAAATTCCACCAAGACTTGTTCGGCTTGTGGGTGCTTATCTGGGCCTACCGGACTGGCAGGCTTGAAGGTAAGAGAGTGGGAGTGCGCTCAATGTGGAACTGAGCACGACCGCGACATCAATGCCGCGATTAACACGCTCATTGTCGGGCTTGGAGGAAGCCACGAGAGGCAAGCGATTGCCATCTGAAATCTTTAATTTATGAAAGCCAAAGAATCTCATACAGATAACCAACCAGCACCGGAGCGGGAAACAGTCGAGTCGGTTATGGCAGGAACGTGCGCGATAGGACGCCTTGATTGTTCACTTGTCGAGTTTCTTCGCGGTCTGAGGTACTTCATGGACGAAGAATCGAGAGGCTTCCGCTGCGACACGCACTTGCTAAACATCTTGCGCCGCGCCGCCTGTGTCGCGTGGGAGTTAGAGCAATCGTTTCTCGCCCGCTCCCCAGTAGCAGGAGACGTGATTAGTAGAGAAGACTCGCCGTTATCGACTTTACGGGATTTCGAGGCGTGGCTTTCCTTTCGGCTCGCCAATGCCATTAAAACTAAGGCCGGAACCATTGGGCCAACTTACACGGATGGTTATAGCTACGTTGAAATCCCTGAATGGGAAGCTCGGCAAAAACTCGATAACACTCAGCGCGCACTCGCCACCCTTCCCCCTGTACCAGCAACTACAGTAGACGCTCCCGCAGAGGTACTGAAAGCCTTACAGCGTATCAATGACTTTGCCTGCTATTCGTGCGAGGAAAACCCCGACCCGCAGGTGCGGTATGAAGCGTTGTTGAAGATTGGAAACTTAGCGCGTAACGCAGAAGCGATTCTCTCCCGCCACCTAGCAGCCGCTCCCGCTGGTGCAGGAGAAGCAATGAAGCGGTGTACCTGGACTCAGCTTGGTGAACATGAATGTGACGGTGACTGTGGGCCACGCAACCGAGTGTTGGAGTTTTGGGCGACTGAGTGCGGAAGAAATAATCTAAACCCGCCCTATGCGGGTAGCTCATTCTGCCCCTTCTGTGGAAAGAACCTTGAGTCCATTACCCTTGCAGCCGAAAAGGAGAAGTAAATGCCGAGTGAACAACTGCCACCAATGAACGACGACGACGCCACCACCGACGCTGATAAAGGCCGACAGGTGATGAACGCAATTAACACCATTGACGCCAACGACCCATCCAAGTTCTTGACGCGCTCTTTCGTGATGCTCCGGAACGAAGGTCACAGCATCCGGCTAATCAATCGGGACGATGCGCGAAAAGCAATTAGCATCCCGTGGGATGAGATTGATGCGCTTCGGAACCTTCTAGGCGGAACCGCTCCAGTCGTTGTCGCTAATACACCCGCTCCCGCTGACTCAGCCAAACTCGGTGAGGCGATAGCGAATGCTGCAATTAGAATTGGCATCATTGATGGATTACAGCCGTTGACTGGCCCACAGTTAGTTATGCTTTGTGATGATATAGCCCAAGTCGCTGAAAGGGCCATTGATGAACACCAAGTGCCACTAACTGAAGTAGCGGACGACTGTTCAATTTGTGGTAAGCCATTACCAGAATCAATAACCAGCGGAATCTTTGGGGTGCATCAAAACTGTTTAGTTAGTGAGCGTGGAGATTTTCGTTTGGCTCAAGCAACGTGGGATGCCATTTGCACCGAAACAGCTAAGGGCGGCGATTGTCCAAGTGCGGACATTATCATGGATGCCTTTCGACTCGTTCGTGCTATGGCATTACTACCAGCAGCGTCTCAGCCTGACTCAGCCAGCAGCAAGTGTGTGAAGTGCGAAATGCTATTGCACATTCCTTGTGGCCTATGTCTCGGATCAACCGTTTGCTGTGTTTGTAAGTTGGCCGCTGCTCGTTCAGCAGAGAAGGAGTAACAGATGCCCGCTAAACCAAGATTAAGAGTCGTTGATAGTGAGAAGCCCCATCCACGAGACATAGCGCGTTCAGCGGTCAAATCCGCGCTCGCAAAGGGCATATCTCAGCCGCTAGTCAATCAACATCTTGAAGTTATTCGCCCCGCGTTGAGAGTCGATGATATTTTGAGAAAGAGCGAAGGCGCGGGATTAGGAAAGAAATGAACTCTGACCGTGAAAAGACGGTCTGAGCGGAAGGGGTATCCCAAGGCTCTCTTGACAAGGCCGATTGATCGCCCCTTCCGTTAAATCTTTGAATGAGGATGCCAATGAAACCAATCATAGACCACATGACCGCGCTCGCGGAGGACGCTGACCGACACGATGAGACGTGTACCGACGCTCACGAAGGTTCGTGTATTTCTAATCGGTGGTACATGGTGGCTTGTTTAATGGGCTATCTCGGACTTGAGTTGAGTGATTTGGGGCATATCGCGGAGTCATGGTTAGACCTACAGTGCGAGATAGAACCTTGTGAAGTAGAAGACAGCATTTTAGATGCAAAGGAGATTGGGGAATGAGTGATAAGAAAGCTAAGAGACAAAAGTTTCTCGCCGCGCTACTTGCGGGCGACCGCTTGAGTAAACAGTGTGCTCTCCGTAGATTTCGGCTTTGGAATGTTGGGGGCGCAGTTTTTGAATTGCGGAAAGCGGGTTGGACGATCAAAACCGAAATGATTGAGAAGCGCGGCGAACGCTACGCTGAATACTACATCCCTAAAACCGCATGAACTACTTCACCATCAGACCTCAGAACTACCCTTACCACGATGGAACTTCAGTATTATCGTGGGCGGTGTACTTCCACCACGAATTTCTTTGCTACTCATGGTCGTATGCAGGGGCAGTAGCCGCTATTGAGTTGATACGGGAGACACAGAGTTAGCTTACCTAATGGAAGGAGAGTTTAGATTTGAAACGCAGCCCCATTAAACGCTCTCAAACGCCTTTGAGCCGAAACACGCCCTTGCGCTCACGATCTGTGCTGAAAACGTCTGTAGCCGCCGCTGAACGCCCGAAATCGACCTTGCGGGCGATAGGTAAGAAGGGCAGTGCGTGGATTAAGGTTCGTAAGGAGTTAAAGAAGCGTTTCGAGTGGGCGGGAATCACGACCTGCGAACTCAAGATGCGCGGCTGTTGGTTCAATGATGGACTCTCGTTCTGTCACTCCAAGAAACGTCGCAAGATGCAAGACTTAGACATTTGGCGCGTCTGTCTTGGTTGTCTTCATTGTCACGGAATTTTAGATGAAAAAATGAGCCACGAAGAAATGGAGCAAACGGTTGAAAACATCATCGAAAAGCGCGGGCTTCTCGTCCCGCCCCTCGTCCTTCAACAAATACAGCGCAATCAAGACGGAAGTTGATGGAATTATCTTTGCTTCTCGCAAGGAAGCGCGGCGTTACTCAGAACTCAAACTCCTTGAGCGCGGCAAAGCAATCAAGGGTCTGCAAACCCAAGTCAAGTTTTCACTCGACATTAACGGCTACCACATCTGCAACTATTTTGCCGACTTCATGTATTGGGAGAACGACGTGGTTGTGGTTGAGGACTGCAAAGGCGTGAAAACTCCCGCGTACAAACTGAAAGCGAAACTCATGCGAGCCTTACACGATATAACCATCAAAGAAACGTAAAAGTAGGGCCGCGCTCTCCAAGCCCCGTAGTGTTACCTCTAGCACTACAAGGTCTCCCCCGAATCACACAGCCCTAAATGAATTATAACACTCAATGAAGAATTACTTTTCCCCCGACCGTGACCTTCCCACTGACGATAGCAGTACGGCTGTCAGTCCCCGTACATTGAGTGGGAGTGAAGCCCAAAGCACTAGCTAGTGGCCCACAGTTCACTCCGATATCCGTTCCGTCACTTGCCGCGTTCTTGTAAGGACTCGAATTCGACAGCTTGTAGTTTCCTGTAGAATCCAAAGTCGAAGAAGGATTGATAAAGCTCACCGTGCTATACGAAGTAATGTAGGTATTTGAGGGGTAGAAGGTTGCCCAAAACGAATTGACATTCTCCGTTGACCACCCATCGACATTCAGAAAGACATTATTCGTGACCGTCGCGTCCGGCCAACACTGAGTAATTGTAGTCCCGATACCACCCCCATCTATGAAGCAAGAATTCTGCCCGATAGGAATGATGTTGTCTCGAATAATCAACCCATCCATCGTGTTTGAGTAAACATACCCATTCACCGTTCCCTGCTTGAAGTTAATGTAGTCGTGCCACGCACTCAAACCCATCCCTGGTTGATGGTCTTTATTCCAAGCGACCGTGTTATGAGTGAAGATAGTGTTGATACCTCCACCCGTGTTCCCTGACAACTCACCCCCTGGAAAGAAGTCAGTATTGCCGACAACTCCCAAGTACAAGTTGTTCGTAAAGGTCACGTCTTGAGATTTAGGAGTCGGAGAAGTATCTCGGAGAAAGGTAGTAAAAACTCGGTTTGTGTCTTCCCAGATGTTATTGCTGAAGGTCAGGCCATCCAGACTCGCCCAAACAAAATCTCCTCCTTGGTTTCTGACGGTCACGGTTGGCCCCGTGCAGCCCGTGAAGATGTTGCCATCAAACACACAGTCCACGCAGGCTTTGACTTCCATGTACCCCTTACCTCCACAGTCAGTCATTATCGTTGTCCACGAAGGGTAATGAGCAAAGACGTTGCGCCGAACAAGTATGTCGTGTGGCTGTGTTCCGTTCCACCAAATTAAGTCTCCACTGGCCGGAATTGGATTCGTTGTTATCTGCACGCAGGTATTATTGCCGTCATAAGAGTGGCAAAGTCCATCACCCTCAAAAGTAACTATGTTACCCACGATAGTCTTCACATAAGCTGCACCCCAAGTGCTTACACTATTCACTCGCACAGCTACGGGATCGCCCACATTAAGACCAGTTACACTGTTAAAGGTGCAGACTGTTTGGGAAGCGCAAGATGAGATAGTACTGCTCTCTGTGACTGCCCAACTAGGCATACTGGAGCCACCCGCAAAGAAGGCATACGTCCACGCTTCCACGAGGTTATACTGCATCAACACATTCGCGGCGTAGGCAGTAATCAATAAGCCTGCCGAGGTCATGCGCGTTCCAGCATCTCCACCATACCGAACCTTACCGACAAATCCCTGAATTGCGTTGTACTGAATAGTCAGGTCTTCTGCTATCAGATAGAGAGCGTTCTCAGCACTACGATCATCGTTTGATATATCTAAATCCGTTCCTGTTTCTTCTGCCGGATGAATCCAGTTGTATTGAAAGATAATATGATCGGGAACCGCAGCTAAAGTCGCTGGCCCAGGGTCATCATTGTTGACAAAAACAATCGTTTGCCAGCCGTTAGCTGCATCATTAGTGATATTAAGCCGTTCAACCTTCCAGTATTCACTACCGTTGGCGACCCGAAATAAAGGAGTGCTGCCGTTACAGATAACCTTGGGCATGTCTGCTGCCATTGCGGTAGTGATTCTGGTTCTGGCTGCTGGATAGGTAGATAGGGCTGCGGGTGTTCCTGACTCATCATTGGTAGTGATGGTCATGTAATCCGCATCTGTCCCCGTGGGTGGAGTGCCTTTATCCGAGAGACTGAGTTCCCCAAAGTGTCCCACCGTACCTTGATGCGTCACTCCCTTTTGCATCTTGGTGATGTCGCCAAAGGTCATGGCTGAGACTGCGGTACTGAGAGCAGCGTAAGCGCACGCTTCTCCGGTTCCTGAACCGTCATAGTCCACGTCAGTTTTTCCAGTGCACTGTACTGAAGTTCCCCCTGCGGGCCGTACATAATAAGTTTGAGGTACAAACACGGCATAATAAGCCTTCGCGTAGAGATACCGACCATTGCCGATAGCTCCCACCACAATGAGCAACGAGAGTGTCAGTAGCGCGATGCGAGTTGTCATAGGGGAATTAGAACCACCAACCAATTACGTCCACGGTACAGGTCGCCGCCCCGCCTTGCTGGACGTTATTCAAGAGCTTGAGGATGCCCGTCGAAGTGCCCAAAGTTGCTCCCGCTTTGGCCGGAAGAATCGTGTAAAGGGTGTTACCCGTTAGTTCCGTATGAGTAGCGTCCGCCACCACGTTATTGAACGACGCACTATTCCACCCAATCGAAAAACTAACCGTGGACAGGGAAGCAGAAGCACCCCGAACAACAACACGAGTAATCACACACGTCTTACCCGTTGGGCACGTATATAAGGTTTGAGCGGTTGCGGTATTCAGGTCAACACTAGCCGCCGATGCTAAGACTGTTTCTGCGGTTACAAAGGTCTGTGTGACAACATTGGATGAATTAGTATTGAAAGTTAGTCCGTCACCCGCAGCGGCAGGGAGCACTACGTTGTAGCCCGTAATTGCTGCCGCACCCTGTAACTGCACAGTGTCAGCCGCTACTGAGGTGGACGTACCTTCGCCTAATCCGATATTTCCTGCCACTGCCCCGCCAACGCCCGTCGCTAACGTACCTGCCGTTGAAATATTCCCACTAGAATCGAGCGTGGTGGTCGCCGCAGGAGTCTGTGACCCCTGACTTCCTGCTCCCGTTACTAACGCCGTAGAGGTCAAGCTAGCAGCACTGGTGACGCACGTAGCACAAGTTAGCGTAAGATTGCCCGATAAAGCCCCACCGCCCCCAAGTGGACTAGACGTGGAAACAGTGCGCGATGTAGGCGTCTTCAGGTCTAAGGCGGTTTGCAGGTCGGTTTGATTAGAGAGCGTTCCCGTAATTGAACCCCAAATACCACCGCCGTTCTCGTTCGGATCGTACTTCGTACACTTCCACGCGTTATCTAGTCTTGTGGCAACCATCTGGTACACGCCACTTTCACACACACCCGTAGCCGCATTTGCTTGGCAGTTAATACAGACACGAACGGTGGCGGAAGGAAGGTCAGATGTTAGTTGCGAAAACGGGGCGGTTTGATAATTACTAGCAGTTCTGGCCTGAGAATAAGCACTCCCTACGCAAGCACACAGAAGTACGAGAACTAGAATTAGCTTCTTCATTTGCATCACCGACATTCGTAATCAATAGTTGGCCCTACACCAGAGAATTGCCAAATGGTTGCATTAGCGGTAGGCCCGTACTTCACCGAGTTTCCACTACGGTCTGAAACCCGACAACCACTTATCGCCGTGGCGAAAGTTACCGACCCTGAGCCATTCACCAGCGTTACGGTGCCGAAGTATTGCGTCTGAGCAGGTGTAGTCGGAGGCTGCGGGGCGGGAATATCTGATACTAACGCAAACGTCCCTGACTTAGCAGGTAGCTGAAACGTAAAGGTTCCCGTTGCAGGGGCAGCAATCGTGGTGTTCGCCCCTTTTGAGTCCCAAACGAGCGTTCCTTGTTGTTGGGCATAAACTCCAACCCCTAACAAGAGGATGATGCTGATGAAGATTAAAAGTGTTCTCACAGCTTCTTCCACAGTCCAATCTGCAACGTAAAACTTGCTCCCGTCATGCTCGTGCCCCCCGACTTGAACCTTGAGACCGCCACTCGCGGAGAGAGAAAGATGTGCTTCTTAAAATAGAACCTCAACTCTCCATCCACAATCTGCTGCTTGGAATCTACCCCGCTCGGTCGCTGTACCTCATAAACATTGTGAAGATAGTTTACTGCAAAGACTCCCGCCTGATCCTCACCTTCCCACATGAACCCACCACCGCCACCTATCTCAATCCCTGACTTGCCAAAGTCTCGCACGTCATACTTCCATTGACGCGTAGCGGCTTGCACAAAGGCTTTTCTCGTCAGGTAGACTCTTACTGTCTCCTTAGCGGTAACTTGGTAGCCTGAGCCTCCTACGTTCTTCTTTAACCGTAGGACAGAACCATCAGCAGAGAGAACTACTTTATTACTAACGCGGAAGTCTCCGCCACCTGAGACTCCATACATCGGATTAGCAAAGCCAAGATTGGCGTTCGTTCCGATAACGCCGGATACGTGGACGTTGGATTCTTGCGCAAAGATTGGAGTAGCAAGTGCGAGTACGAGCAAAAGAGCCTTCATTTTAATTCCTCTTTCTTTTTGTCTCGCTTGCTAACCTTTGAACCTGTCTCAAAGAGCACTAACACTACCTTCAAAACCTTGTTATACGAACCGAACTCTTTTTTAAGACGCTCTAGAGCCGCCCAAGTGTCGTCGTGAAGCGAGATGGTTTTACTTGAATAGGACATTTTCGCCAACCATGCTACGCCTACGCCTATAGGGTGTCAATGCTTACGTTTGTGCTTTAAGGTTTCTACTTGCTGTTTTAAGACTGTAATCTGTGCTTGTTGTTCTTGAATTGCGTGAACCAAAACGGGAATCATGCCCACAAGGTCAACGCTCTGCGGTGCGCCATTCACGTCTTTAGGGGCAAGGTTGGGAATCACGGGAGCAACTGATTCAGCAGTGAAGCCATAGTAGGTCTTATTCGGATCGTAACCGTACCCCGACTTGTAGTTGTAGCTAATCGGGCGTAAGTCCATGACCTGATTCAGTCCCATGTTCAGTGGCAACATGTTCTGCTTGAATTTAGCTCCTGACGTGCCGAGGCAAATACCCGCAGTTCCACTGCCCTTCGTAAAGACATTCGTGGTTGTGGTCGTGCAGACTGTGTTGTTAGTAGTTGCCGCGTCAGACGCAATTCCTGAGTTAGTAAGCGTCCCACTAAAGGTTGCGTTAGTAGCTAGTAGAGAACCAGAAGCGTTGTTGGCAGTCGTGCCAACTTGCACGATGCCTGCGGCGTTTCTACTTATTCTAGTGTCCGCTGCGCCCCCTGCTAATGCGCCACCAACGTCTGACCACCCAAACGGTTGGTCGCTTTTTAGAATTGCTCCGGCTGAGTTGGAAATACCCATTATGTCCGTGCCATTGACGGTGAGCACCGGATAGTAAGTGGAAATTCTAAGACCTGAATTTGTTCGTACTGAATTGGCAAAAGTAGGGGCAGTATTAGTTCCGTCTCCGCTAAAAATCTGACCTGTCATCGTCAGCGTGCCAGGCATCGTTACCGCAGAAGGCAGCGACAAGACAGGCGTGGTCGTTCCGGTAGCCACGTCAATCTGATTCGCCGTACCTGTAACACTCGTGACTGTACCTGGAGAGCCACCTGTTGTTACCGCAGTCCACGTAGCAGGTGCGGCCGTACATTGATACACAACATTTGTGGTGGTACGAATATACACATCTCGATAGGACGGCCCAGGTGAGCAGTTCATCGTTGGCACTGCTGTACCGGAGAAAATACGTTTAGCGTTGATACCAGACGTTTGGGCACTTGCGGAAACGCTCGTAAGGATCGCAAATAGTAACACTAAGAACTTTTTCATTTCAGTTATTCTCCGAGTCATTCCTATGAAGCGAAGTATCCATAGACATCCATTGTGGCGGTTGCTGCTCCGCCCTGAAGTGTATTCATTAGCACCTTGAAAGTTCCCGCCGATGCCCCTAGCTTCTGTCCAGCTTTGGGAAGCAAGATTGTTTGTAGCGTACTACCTGTTAATTCGGTGTGAGTAGCGTTAGCAATCACATCGTCAAACGCCGCCGAGTTCCAACCAAAGGAATAACTCGCAGTCGTCAGTGACGTGGAAGCATTGCGAACAATTACTTTGGTGATTACGCAAGTTCGGCCCGTGGAATTAGTGAATAGCGTCGTCGCCGTTGCGGTATTCATGTCCACCGTTTTTGTGGATTGCAACAATATTTCATTTGATAACTTACCAGGCCAAACTACGCGCCCACGTTCATAGTTAATGGTGTTTAGTACCGCTGCGCTGGTGTTATCTATTACCCGACAATTTTCTACGCTGTAATAGGTTCCATCCCCACCGCTGTCTCCAGGGTTTAGAAAGAACGGATAAGCATCTGTCGTGTAAATATCTTTTAGAACTAATTTAGGAGGCGCGTTTTGCAGAATGATTAAGTGTGGGCCGGTCGATCCCGAACTCGTACCGTTCGGCCCTTGATACAGTCCATCAATAGATAGAAAACTTGTCCCTGGGTAGATAATGCCGGTGCTGTTAGCGGTTGTCTGCGTGTAGCTCCGCAATGTTACAGAACTAATCCTAGCCGTAGCGTCGTTAGCGAGTTCTAGAAACACTACACTTTGCTCTGAATCCCACCCATTCACGTTAAGGACATTGCCATTGCCGCTAACATGAATATCAACGTCGTTTTGTCCACCCCCACAACTGGTTAGCGTGACTTGGTAGCCCGTAGTTGTATAAATACCGTAATCAGAACCTTGGAAAACACAACTAATGAAAGTAAAACCAAGCGAATTGAAGTTTGAACTTGCATACCAACCATAGGTACAATCAACAAATTCAACCCGTTCCGCGAGCATCATCTCACTGGCTGTTCCCCCAGGGAAACTCGCGTCACCCGATTCGATACCCTTCCCAAATCCATTGATAGATACTCGCTCATAATGAGTGCCGTGAGTCTGCATCGAAACAGCGGGGCCAGTTTCCAGAACACCAACTGTCGTACCTCTTACTCCAGCATTGGTCAAACGGAAATCAGTGAAGTGATTGAAACGTCCTCGCGTTATCTTAATAACCGGAAGATTGGTTGCGCCTGCCCACGACAAGCTAGTACCAACAAGCCCACTCGTACCCGCTATATTTATGGTGGTAAAGCTGCCTAAACCATCGCCTCCACCCGTGGTTGACCCAACTACCAGAGTAGCGTCAAAGGAGTAAGTGCCTGTAGCAAGGTGCATCGTGCCACTAATTCCAGTAGCAATGGCGGTTAGGCAGGCGTTCATCGCTGTTGCGTTGGTCGCCGCCACGAGTCCAATCCCTGCTCCCCACCACTCAGGGTAGAAATCAGTCAAAACCTTGTTGGCGGTAAAGGCGATTGTGCCTTGCCCGCTGAGAGCATTATAGAAAATCTTGAAGGGTGGCGCGGTAACTGACCCAAGAACCGTTACAGTAACGCTGTTAGCAGGTTGTATTCCTCCCGCGTTAGTAAAGAACAATGTAATGTTTGCGGGGATAGTGAGATTTAAAGCAACTGCCGCCACTGAGTCAATAAGAAGGGTGGCCCGCGTTACCCCAATGTCTGTCACCGCCGCTGCTAGACTCGCATAGTTTGATAGAAAATAGAACCCCCTGCCACCGAGAATTGTCGCTAACAGCTCCAACCAGCTCGGATCGTTAATCCCTAACGCAATGGGAAAGACAGGAGACGTAGGATCGACACTTAAAGCCGTTGCTCCGACTACTGTTGCAGATGAACGCACCCACTCATCGCTAATTGCTTCTGCAATCGCCGCGTACATCTCATCTCGTGTAGGAAATGTCTGTGGTGGATAAAGTAGGGTCGGGAGTCGGTTGTAAATCTGTAACTGTCCCCAAGTCGGGGAAGGCATCAGACTCGTTGGGGGAACGGCAAACCCATTCGGGTTCATCAACGGGAACGGCCCGACGTACGCCCCGCCTTCATCAAACAACGCCGCGACATACTTAGAAGTTCGTGGTTGTCCGTCAGTGGTTGAGGGAATCTCAAACGAAGGAACGTAGAGGATGCCCGTAGGTTGAACATCACAAGTAACAGGTAGATACCAACTCTCGGTATTCCAAGGAGAGCCTTGCCCCATCATTTGCCCTGTTGAAGTAAGGAAGGACTGCGTGGGATATAGCCGCAACTCCGCAGTGTCGCCTTCAAACTGAAAGACACTCGGTGTATTTATTGCTTCAATTATTTGCTGTGACATGAGCTAATTAAACTAAAAGGCGCGGTCACGGAACGAAAGACCGCATACCGCGCCATCATGGGGCTGTTGTGCGCCCTTGAAAATTACGTTGCCACAAAGACGATCCCAATTTCCTGCGTCGTGGTCGAGAATAACCAAATAGCATTCGCATCCACTATCCCACGCATAGGATTCACCACGTTGTAGGAATCGCCACTTGCTACGGGAACCCCTTTATACATTCTTGGTGGCCCACTCAACGCCGTGTTCGAGACATACTGATCGTGGCCTATATAAATGCCTGCAGTCTGCGGGATAATGAAACACTGTGAACCAATGAATCCATCTAATGACGGTTGGGTCGTGATGTCGTTGTTTGCATCTTTCTCCCTGCCATAGCCTGCGGCAATCATCAACGACGCTACGCTTGTCGGCGTGCGCTCTGTTAATGAACAAACTTCGCTGAAAAACTTCTGCGATGTCGAGGTCATATCGTTGCCTTATGTGGAATACCAAGTCGAACGGCCATCATGTCTGTAGGTTACGCCCGTTGCTACCGCTACGGCTGTTTGCCCGATGATGACATCACTCCCTGCTGCCGCCACGGTAATGTTGCCGCCTCCACCCGATGCGTTGTTAATAAAAATTAGCAGGTTTTGACTGGCAATCATGTTGGCAATAGATGGGAGCGTGACGGTCTTCGCTCCGCCTGACGGAGATGTCACAAGGTTAGTTGCCCCATCAGTAATGATAGTGGTGGTTGTAACGGAACGAATTATCTCTAGTGCTGTACCAAATGGAGCTGCGCTTGTCGCCATAGGAGTGACCTCCGAGTATTAGTGCGGGGTGGCAGTGTGTGAAACCACCCCGCGTTCACCGCTCTACGCACTGAATCCAGAGAATCCAGACTTGCCAGAGTATCCAGAGTAGCCACTAAATCCGCTCGCTCCACTGTAGCCAGAGAATCCGCTGACTCCCGTGTAACCGGAGAAGCCGCTGACTCCTGTGTAGCCACTGTAACCAGAAGGCCCACTGTAGCCGCTGAATCCACTTGGCCCTGAATAGCCCGATGTGCCTGCTGCACCACCGCCGCCAAAGCCTGTCCATGTAGTCGTGCCGTTGGACGTAACAATGGTTTCCTGACCTACCGCCAGTGAGCCGATACCCACCAACGTATCCCCGCTCTGCACTGCTATCGTGAGCGTGTCGCTGGAGTTTGCAGAGTTAATAATCTGCTTCTGGTTCTGCCCCGACATCACCGTACACGTTCCCGCTTTCGGCAACGTGGCGGTCTTTGCGGTCGCAATGGTAAAAGTCGCCACATCATCCGAGAAGGTGAGCGTATAGTTATCTGTCTTGGTGACATACTTTGCGTATATCGAATTAATTGGTGGAGCCATTGTTTTAATCTCTCCTAGTTAGGCTTTGGAATAGCCTGACCTACCGCTAGTGCCTGAGTAACCGCTGAATCCAGAGATTCCGGTGTAACCGCTGAATCCGCTCTTGCCGCTCGCGCCACTGATGCCGCTGAAGCCAGAGAATCCAGAGATACCACTAAATCCACTCTTACCTGAGTACCCCGAAAACGCCGAGTACCCTGAGAAACCAGAATTGCCCGTGACGCCCGATGCGCCAATGGAATTCCAGATCAAGACTCCATCGCCAGTAATAAAGGCTGTCTCACCCGCGCTCAAGGTTGTTTCCCCAACGAGCGTGTCGCCTGCGCCCACAGCGATTGTCAGGTCATTACCACCTGAATCACCGTTAGCAATAATCTTTTGGTTCTGCCCTGATACTATCGAGCAGTTGCGAGAAAAGGGCAACGTAGCAGTACCAGGAGCCGCAAGTGTGAACCGTATAATATCGTCGGATACGGTGATCGTGTAGCTATCAGTCTTGAATTGCTGCTTGGCGTATGCGCTGTTAATTGGTGGTGACATTAAGAGTCTCCTAAAGACTAGCCATTGCTGGTGCTGCTTGTCCTGCGATTTGTGCGCCTATCTTCCACGGCGACTCACTTTGAACTGTAGTGCCTGATGATGTTCCACTTCCGGTACTGCCTGTTTGGGTAAGGGTTGGAGCTTCCATTCCCGCCACAGCTAGATCACGCCCGTAATTAAGTCGATTAACGTCATGCTGACCCTCGCGCATGGCTTGGGCTTCGTCACGACCTAATCGCTCTCGACCGGATTGTAGTTGCTGTTGTTCTACTTGCTTGGGCAGGTATGCCCGTGTGGGTTGGTTAAAACTAGATTCTAATGCTTGGCGTTGCTGACCGTATTGAGCCGCAAGACCTGGATCAATTTCAAACTTTTCGTTGCGGAGTTTATCTAATGAGGCTGTCGTCGGAGGTGCTTGCCAACCGTATTGCGCGGTGGATTGGCTTTGTTGTGTCTGGTTCGACTTCTGTTTTTGATCGCTCAACCCAATGATTGCACACACCTTATGTCAGACAGAGCGAATGTGGATAACTCCATGAGTGGCTAGTTGCCTCTTTGACAAACATACTTCACAAACTTGTTGGGCATACTACATGTATCTAAATCTTCTTGTCTACCAAAAAGACACAAACTCTCACGCTTAAAACCCACTTCCTCGACGAAACGACACACTGGCTTATTTCTTGGCCTAACAAAAGCACTTACTTCCTCTGCCCCATTCTCCATTAACCACGTCAAAATCTTCCTTGCTCCCGCTACCACGTTCTCTCGTGGCGCATTTTTGCTTGAGGTAAAATGAGTTTCATAGTGCGCAGGTGCCCACTCCTTAATCAAGTAGACCGCTTGTAGTTCACCGTTGAACAGTCCAAGCACTATCTGTGTCGGATCGTTGGCGGAAAACTCCTCAAAGGCCATGCGCTCACCTTGAGTGTGTCGCTTCTGTTTCATCCGCCACGAATATGAAAGCCGAAATAGGTCTTGTTCGGTTTCAGGATTTAGCGGGCGCATTATTAAAGAGTCGGCCATGCAGTGCATCCATTACTACTTGAGGTTCAACAAAAGCATCTTCGTTGTATTCCGCGTCCCACCACGGTGCGTACTGAAACTCTCGCAAAAATTTCTCATCCTTTAAGAGATTTGTATTGTGTGGGTAGCCCCATATTTTGGGCGAAGCCTGCGACCAAATTACGACGCCTGATTTGAGATGATTAGTCGCGCAGAAATGGGGAAGGAAACTGTCTACAGAACACCACACATCAATACCGTTAATAACATTCACCAAATCCTTTAACGGTATGTCTTGAAGAAATTCTGCTACCCCGTCTATGCGGGCTTCCCCTTTGACGCCGATTTGAATAACGTGATGACCATTGGCGTTGAGCATCTTGACCAACTCAGCCCAATACGGAAAATTCTTTGGATTGCGATTGCCGCTTGGAAGCCTTGCGGCGTACGGCGAAATTAAAATTCTCATTGACCGCTAAATCTCCACACAAAGCCACCTGCCGTTGCTCGATGACCATGTACACGCTTAGATACCGTTGTTGGAGACATACCATGCATTTTGGCAGCATGTTGAATAGAGCAGTAATAACCCAATAGCACTCCGTCTTTACGAAATTGCACAACAGGCTTTTGGTTCAACCACGCACGATGCTCAACTCTGGCTGCGCTCTGCTTATGGCCCAAGGATGCCTTGTTTCCCTTGGACGACTCTGACATCTTGAGACGGGTTTCTAGAGATACCTTTTGTCCCGTATATGCCCATGCGAACTTTACCTTCGTAGCTTCTGCTACGTGTTTCCCCTTAAATGCAGAAATACGACCACCTTCAAATGTTCGTCTTATTCCGCGCTTAATATTGGCTTTATGTTCTTCAGAAAACAGTCTGCCTTTGTTGAACGGGATACGCCCATTCTCATAACTCCGTTTTTGCCCTGCACTGATTTTTCTTTTGGTAGACGGTGATATTTCCCTGCGATCTGCACTAACCAAGTTGTAGCCATATTTTTTATTTAGAGAGTTCAGCGTGACGATCCAATAATCTTCCCGCAATTGCAATTCTTCCCGTAAACACGTCTCAAGGACTGAGAATGAAAACGCAATTTCCCCATACTTAATAAATGCACGTTGGAAAAATTGATTACGGTGTCGATTAGCGCGAAGTGTTTCTAGATGCTTGCGCTTGCGGTAGGAAATATCTATAGAGCTTCCCACATAAACTTTATTTGTTACGTTATTGCGGAAACAGTAAATTCCTATCAATTTGGCGACTTTCATCCCCAGAATTTTATCATGGCGTCAGCCAACGGTGCATCCCAATTATTATCCCACATCCAAGCATACAGACTATGTTGTTGGTAGCCATGGCCCACGATTGCCTTAGCGTCCGCAATGGAAATCAACGTCACGTTGGGTTCTTCTTCAAACACACTTGGGAAACAAACCGCCATGACGAGATGCTGATTGTTGTTGCGTTTCCGAATCTCTGATAACACGGCCTTTGCCACAAGATGATCACCTAAGCCCATGTCCAGAATCATCATTTTGGATTTCGGACTTACCTTCCCAATCGCTCGTAGATACGCTTGAAACAAGCCCTCATCATGCTCCCACATAGCAGGGTCAGTATAAGTACGGATGCCGCCCGTTGCTTCTCTCAAGTGAGCGGTACGAGCGTAGGGCGTACAAATTACCTTGTACCCTGCTCGATGGATTTTATGGGTGAGCCAGCTTTCCTCACGGTGTCCGCAAGGGCTTAAATCAAGAGGATAGCCACCAACCTCTCGTGCTGACGAAACTCTGTACACGAAAGTCGAGTACAAGTGTTCGCACTCTTTGGGGCCGCTGTTCCAATCAAACCACGCAATATTTAATCCCATCGCTAAATCATTTAACGAGCCATCAACGCCTTTGGGTAATGGGCTAATACCGCCTGGATGATGAACCAATCCTCCTACAGCTCCTACCCCCTCTTTCATTTCCGCAAGCAGATTGTGTAGGCAATCAGGTTCAGGAATATTGTCATCGTCGCAACGCCAAATCACATCTGTAGTCGCGCTTTCAAGGCAATGTTGATGATTAGTGACTTGGCCCTTGCGCGGCGTGGTCAGCACTTCTACTTCAATGCCCTTGTCCATTGCCATCTGCAATAAACCACTGAAGGGTGCAAGTTCAAAGAGATTCGCTTGTTCACCATCATCGTAGATTTTTAGTTTCTCAGGCTTGTGAGTCTGATTGATTATCGCGCTAATAGTTAGTGGCAAAGTGGTTTGATAACGGTCTTTGGTAGAGATTTCGGCGGTAACGGTCAACCGAGATTGCTTCCAATCCTGTAACTTGATGACCGTTCCCGTCTCCTGCGGTTTAATCCAACCCTTTGCCCGCAACTCATCTTCGTGTTCTCTCACGTACTGCGGAAATGTTTCGTCAATCTCAACTGTCTCCCAAGTCGTGTTCGCTGAGTACACATCCTTGCCTTCACGAAACAACTTCTCCATGCGCTCGTGGTCTATCTTGTCGGGCGCAGCATATTCCTGATGTGCGAACGCTTTCACCTTTTCAATGACCTTCTCTAATCCGCCCATCATTGTAAAATGCCATCCCGCCGATTCAATGCGACGAGTTGGTAACACGTTCTCTTTATCGGCAAAGCGAATGTCATTCAGATTGTAAGTTTGCAACTTATCGCAAGGAGTAATCTTGGCATTCAACTGTGGCTCATCGGTGGTCACATTCCGATAGTTCAAAAAGTACATAAATCTCTCAAGGGCTAACACTCCAACTTCGTACTGTCCACTCACGATGTACTCTTGTATCGCTGAAGCGCGGGGAATCTCATCTACATCCGAGACGATGCAGAAGTCTCCCTTTTTAGCCATTCGATTAACAACGTCACGCCCTGAATCTCGCTGTAGATGTTCACGCACCCAACAAGGGTCGAAGTCAAAGTTGGCAAACTCTATCGTGCTCAGGTCAACTACCTGAATCACAATCTTCTTTTCCCACTTCTTGAACCGCTCCATGTTCTCTGCTAAGTACAACGGTTTCGGCTGTCCACTGTGGGTCTGGTTTGCTTCTACAATCACGAAGTAATCCACTACGCTGTCGAGTTCACTCAGCCTCATTTCCAACAAGTCCAACTCATTAAAGAAGGGGAAACAATCAAATACTTTGGCTGTCTCGCGAGTCATGTCCCGATGGAAAGCAACCACTTCGGGTACAAAACCATAGCCCGTATGCGTCAAGCACTTCTGAATAAAGCGGTAGTCGTGGTCGATGGGCTTATCTCTGTCTTGGTGCCATTCGTCCCGACACAATCGAGCAATGTCGTTCTGCACTAAAATGTTCAGCGCATCAATATCTGAGAACCCCAACGAGTTTGCATCGGGCGGGGCAGTCTTAACCATATTCTCTCCGTCGATGACGCGCTGGAGTAGAATCTGCCCAATCGCCACTTCTTTCCCTTCAGCAAGCACTCCAACCATCTTCTCGACATACTGAGGCAAGAGAACATTGTCATCATCGAGAAAGCACACGTAACCATGTAGAGGTAGCAAGTCAATCCCGCGCATCTTGGAACGCGCACTGATAAATCCTTCGTGGGGCACGTCTGCGTAGGCGTAGGTAATATCTGAACTCTGTGCTTGATACTCAGCCACGATTTGTTCTACTTCCGCATCGGGGCCATCAGCTATTACGAGCGCACAGATGTTTCGATAAGTCTGCGCCTGCACGGAGTTCAACGCTTCCCGCAACAGTCCATAGCGTTGATAAGTAGGAATGATTACCGTCACACGCGGTTGTTCACTTCGTCTCATCTTGTAAATACGCACGGGAGATTCTTCGGATGAACCATCTTCCAACCAAGTTGATGCTTGTGGCCCTTGCTCGCTCGTGAATCCCAATGAGTGTAGATAACTCAACAACTCAGGAGTCTTGTGTTGAAAGTTGGGATTCATTTCGTCGTGCATCTCAACGTAGATGGTTGAGAATTGCCGAATCACGTTGGCAGGCGTATGAAACAGGATTTCAAACTCTGAGCCTTCACAGTCAATCTTCAAGACCATGTTGGAATGGTCAGGCACATGACTCAACGCTGTGACCAACGAAACGCACGGAGTTGGAGAAGTAGTTGGGTCGCCCCAAATGTTCGATACCACACCTGCTTCGTGCATGTGGACTTCTGACACCGAACCATCTAACACGGCCAAATTAAAGGAATGAACTTGCGGAATATCACCCACGAGTTGAAGCTGCTGTTCGTAGATTTCATGGACTGGCTCAAAGCAATAAACTTCTTTGGCTCCCAACTCCAACGCGTGAATAGCAAAGAAGCCCTTGTTGGCCCCAATGTCGATGACGGTCTTGCCTGCTAATTCTTCTCGCTTGGCCTGATTCACGTCTACGTCAAACATTTCCCAATGCAGCCAACTGTCTGCTTCTTTCATTTGCTCATGGAGAGCCGCAAAATCAAGTGGCTGCGGTTCACTCACGGCCATTTCTTCAATCCACGTTAAGCCCTTGAAGTATTCAGGGAACTTAGCTTTGAGTCGGCCATTGTTGCGAATCAAGTTCGCGTGCCAACCCGCTTCATCTCGATAAGTAGCATTGCCACTGTGGAAGATTGGGAAGGCTCCCGTAGACAAATCAGGCTCAAATGCGACTGCGTGATTTTCCGGTACTTGTACTAACTCATATCCGGCTAATAAGAGCCGGAGTCCGTAGTCAACGTCTTCGACACCACCAGGGGCGAATCGCTCATCAAGGAGGCCAATGTCATCCACAACTGCCCTTGTCGTGCAACAACAGAACATCATTACGAAGTCGTTGGACTTGTCAGGTTCTCCCACGAAGCGCATAGGCCCGCTCATGCCGACGCCTTTCCGATCAAGGAATGGAGCCTTCATCAAGTCAATCCAATCACTTCCTTGAATGATGGTGTCGTTGTTGAGTAAGACAAGATACTTTCCACGAGCTGCGCGTAACCCGATGTTCGTTGCTTTCGTAAATCCGAGTTGTGCTCTGTGGCTAATCAGTTTAAAGGGATGGCCCAGCGATTTAACGTAAGCATCCGTTCCATCGGTACAGCCATTTGAAATCACTAAGATTTCTGTCTGCGTCAAGTCAGTATTAACCCGCAGACTTTCCAGACACGGACGGAGTAGATCGTCACAATGATTGTAGGTAGGAATGATGATGGAGACTTCGGGACGCTCAATTAGTTCCGCCAACGCCTTGTTCATCTCTGAATCGCACTTCGTACCGTACACACCGTAGTAATGATCGCTCAGATGGTGAATCAGAAAGTCCTCAAACCGCGAAACCGGAATAACCTTCTTGAAGCCTGTATCGTAAAAGTCGGTGTTACACCGTTCACGAATGCCATACGGACTCGAAAACAAACGTCGCTGTGGGTCAAGAAACGCTTCTTTACCAACCGCGATAGCCCGTGCTAATTGCCTACGGGTAGCTAAGAAACTGCCTTGATGTAGATTAGTGAACTTGGCGAATGTCCCTGCATCGTTCGTGAATGATTCACCCCATCCATAATCAGCGTGCCATGCGGGGTAAAATCGCCCTTGAGGGGAATGTTCCCACTCGATAAATCCCGCAATCTCAGCATCCGACAGAAAGGGTGTTATTTCCAGAAACGCATCTATGTTTCTTTGCGTGAAAAGATGGTCATGTTCGGCATAAAGATAGAGGTCGTAGTTCTCGCGTTCTTGGTGAAGTGTTTCCCGACACTTCCACGGCAAGTTGAGCCAATCACCCCACGGGGCTTCCGCGTGAATAATCTCTCGGATGTCGTCTCTGCCAACAGCCACGTTGGAATGGACAACAATGTCCACTGTATAACGAGAATCGAAACTCTTGAGACTGTCGATGGTCTGATATAAGTGCGATAAACCTTCAACTCCAAAGTTGACTAAGACAGCCAACAACTTCACGGGCTGATACCGATTGCGCAGAATCTTCAAGTTGCGCTCCACTATTATTTTGTAACCCGCGTCATGCGCTGAGTCGTGAAAGGTCTTGCCGCCCGCGTGATACAAAGGAAAAGTACCGATACACAACTCTCCTGCTTGGTTAGCAGTTGGATCAACATTAGCGTATTTGTATCCTGCTCTCATCAGCCGCGCACAGAAGTCTATGTCCTCACCGAAACCAGGGCTGAACAGTTCATCAGGTAAACCGACAACATCAAACACTGAGCGACGAATGAGCGCACAATAAAACACGATGAAGTTGCTGTTGATTTCTGCGCTCCAAAGTTCGTGAATCCCGACCATCCCTATTTGCGGGTCAGCCATCGGAGCAACCAAAGTTTCCAACCACTCACCGCGAGGACTTTCAAGTATCTGACAGTCATTGTTGAGCAGTAAGACGAACTCGCCTTGCGCGGCTCTGATGCCCGCATTCACGGATTTTGTATAGCCTGCTTGTTCATCTATCCAGATGAGTTTGAAGGGTGCGCCTAGCGTCTGCACGTACTCTCGCGTGAAGTCGTTGCCACAACCATTTGCCACGACAAGAATTTCACAGTCAGAAAGGTCAGTGTATTTTTGGATACTTTGGAGGCAGGGAATAAGCGCGTCGGTGAGGTGTTTGTGCGTCGGAATAACAATACTGTAACGTGGCTTCATAAATTAACTGATTCTTGTCACCTTTAAGAATGAATTGATTCTACAAGTTGCGGTTCCGCTCGAAACTTTCAAATGCTTGATGGTCAAATTCCCCGCATTGACTCCCGTGGTCACGATCCCTTTCATCAACACTTGACCATTTTGCCCCGAAGTCGTTAGATAAGTCCCTGATGCGGTATTCAACGCGCTCACTCGCTCTGATTTAGTCGCTGTGGCAGTCGATGATCCAATAAGTTGTCCTTCAACCGCGCCACCTGCGACACTGTAGTTTACTCCATATTGCACACCCGTAGTAACAGCAGATGTGAGCACTGAAAGCACGGCTTGATACTCATAAACCGCATTCGCAGACAACGCAATGGAAAGCCCCGCAATGTCTACTAACGCTTGGCCCGTTGTGGTTGCATCTGCCACCGTCACGCGAGCATAAGCAGGCGATGTGCCATTGACTCCGCTGATTCCGCTGTAACCGGAAAATCCGCTCACCCCCGAATAACCGCTAAAGCCACTTGCGCTTGGTAGTCCGCTATAACCGCTAAAACCAGATGAACCGACTGCGCTGTAACCACTGAAGCCCGATGCGCCTCCTGCTCCTGCTGCGCCGTTATTGCCACTATACCCGCTGAAACCGCTCGTGCCTGCCGATCCAGTTTGTCCCGTTGAACCGTTCAAGCCAGAGAAGCCAGAATATCCTGAGTATCCACTGAATCCAGAAGTCCCCGTGTTCCCCGTGCTACCTGCACTACCTGAGAAGCCCGAAAATCCCGATGTACCAACTGCTGAATAGCCGCTGAAACCACTCACTCCATTGGAACCATTCGTACCACTAAATCCTGACCTTCCAGAATATCCAGAGAACCCCGATGTGCCGCTGTAGCCTGAAAACCCACTGCTTCCCGCGCCAGAGAATCCACTAAAGCCGCTGACCCCTCCACCACTAAAACCGGAGTAGCCTGAGACGCCCGCTGGCCCCGTACCGCCTGCGCCTGACGCGCCGGAATAACCACTCCAACCACTCATTCCTTGTGGGCCAGAGAAGCCAGAAATGCCCACCATCGTCGTTCCGATATAAAGACCCAACACGCTTGACCACTTCGATATACCATCGCTAGTTAAGGTCACGCATTGACCAGAAGTGAGTGAACTCACCCCTTCAAACGTGTCACCATCTTGCGGAACTATGGCGACTGAACTACTCAGCCCAAATTGATTGATAATGATTTTCTGGAAGTAACCTAACTGACATTGTGAGGCGTGAGGTAAAGAAGCCGTTTTATCGGCGGCTATCTGAAAAGTGACGTAATCATCCGTGTATTTAACGGCATAGTCTTCGGTGACGGTAACGCGATTGGGGGAGCGAGAAGAAATCGGCATAGATTAAATTGACATACTCATCTCTCTCAAAATCCCTTAAGTAACACTTGTGATTAAACCATTGGTGACGTTGGCGGTATTTGCCCCACCATTTACCGTGAATGTGCCAGTAAAACCAGCAGTTGTACCGGAATAACCGCTGAAACCTGACGCTCCAGGGTTGGCTCCTGAGTAGCCTGAAAATGCACTGCGCCCACTGTATCCAGAGAAACCGGAAATGCCTGTAAAACCCGACTTGCCACTATAACCAGAAAACCCTTCACCTGAGAAGCCTGACCTACCTGAAAACCCCGACCTGCCCGAATAGCCTGAATAACCTGAATCACCCCCAGGTGCCCCCGACGTTCCACTGTAGCCTGAATAAGCAGAGAATCCCGACTTGCCGGAATAACCACTAAACCCGCTGACCCCAGGAGATGCGCCAGAGTAACCGGAGTAACCGGAGAGTCCAACTACGCCTTCAAAAACTCGAATGGGTTCTTCGTTAATGCGTACATTTACTTCGTCACCAGTAGTGGTAACTTTGACGATAGGCTCGTTGACGGTGACGCGAAGTTCAGACAAGGTTGGCGATTCCAGTTAGTTCGATTGCTTCACCTGTATCTTCAGGGGAAATGACGGTCAAGACTGATTGCACTACGCCCTGCGACCAATCAATAGCAGCAACTTCAGCAGCAGTGAGTTCAGTCGTTAAGGTTCCCGCTGCTCCGTTAATCGTGAGTTTCCCGTTGTCGGTCGAGAGCGTAACTGTCGTGCCCGTCCCAGGGGTTAGGGTCATCTCAGCTTCGTAGTCCACGAGACTAAAAACGGCTCCTGATTGAGTGAACGTCAGTGTGCGCGTCCAACCACCGCCCCTAGTTATTGAAGGATTCCAGTTACCTACCATAAGTTCACCTCAGTTCAGTTTTCTCCACACGGCTGCGCCTACGGTAACATCTACTGCCATATAAACATCCCCTAACACTGTGTCTATCCAAGTGCTGAAAAGGCTGAAACCGTCTCCTGAATCGTCGTTCACGGTCGGCGCAATTATCGCAGTATTGCTCTTGGCAAGCGCGGCTGCATACAACTTCACGTCCACCCCGATTGAGATAGTTCCGAGTCCATTCGTAACTGCTACATCTACATCAGGAGCACCTGTGGTGATCGAACTCGTCCCAGGCTGGATCGTGACTGCCCCATCTTCACCGTTGATCTCCGCTACGAAACCTGTAGCGGGCAAACTCACTTGCGTCTGCGCTAACTGAGCACCATATTGCGCTGCCTGTATTTGCGCGATACTAGGGTCTTGCTCTATCGCGGGACTATCAATGCCTTCTGATAAAGTCGCCATAATATCAATCTCTCATGCTATAATTAGGCGAATTGGATAGATGTTTGTCGCACCTATCCAACCCAATAATCTGAAAGGACGTTCAGACCATGCCTGTCGAGTATCTTACTGTTAATCATCTTTCCACCAAAGAGTTAATTCGGCTCTTTTCTAAAATTACAATCCATCCAGACTTGCTTTGGGATGACACCCCATGTTGGATTTGGTGCGCGGCTCGTGACCCCGATGGATACGGAGTTACGGGATGGTACGGCTATCAACAACGTGTACATCGACTTATGTTCGCATGGCTTGTACACGCAATTCCTAAAGGACAACCTGCCAATACAAATGGAATAGATCATCTGTGTCGCCGCCGAGCGTGCTGCAATCCTCTCCATTTAGAATTTACGTCAACGCGCATCAATGTATTGCGTGGTAGTGGTGCGGCTGCGAAAAATGCTCGTAAAACTCACTGCAAAAGGGGACATCCTTTAAGCGGCAGAAATCTACAAGTGCGACGCGGAATGCGCCAATGTCTCATCTGTATTAAACAAAGTGAAACTGAACGTCGTGAAATAATCAACGCTAATGCTCGACGTGCATACCATCAAAGAAAATTAACGGCGCGGGCCTTGGGGCATGACCTCTAATACACAACCCCCGATGCGGTCAACTATTTCATCCGTACCGTTGTAAGTTCCGGAAATCCTAGCTGTCACCATGAAGTTACTAGGCGCATTCACGCGGGCGCGTATCGTAGTTTCTACGTCGGTAGTGGTTCCTAAATTGATGGATACTTGAGCATTAGTTCCGTCCTCTATAATGCTTAAATCCACGGGAGTTTCACTATCAAAACCGTATAGGTCTAACGATCCATTCGTAAACTTGCCGCTCGCCCTCGCTGCTCGAATGGTTTTATTTTGATCTAATAATCCGCAAGCATTGAGTTGCCAAGCGGCATAATATGGCACTTCTTCTCCTGAAATCTTATTCCACTCAAAGGTATCAAACCGAAGGGTTCCAACATCATCAACTCTACCGCCTGCTAGAAACGTGAGCACGTTATTCACGTTAGACACGCTGCAAACAACCATGTCCCGATCTGGATCGGTAAGAGTTACAGCCCCAATCCAATCCACAGAATTTAGCCCCCATATCAAAACATCCGTTTCCCACCAACCATCGTCGTTCTGTCTAATGGCAGGTTGGAAGAAACAAATGGCATTGACCATCGGGTCAGAGTCCCAACCCACCTTAACGTATGCACTCTCCCAATTCTGAATAATTTCCGCGACTTGGGCACCAAGAAACTGAGTGTTGACAATCTCCACATTGGCCGATGAACGAGTTGGCCCACCATGCGAATAACCCACTAACAAATCTTGGGCAAATACCAACTGCTGAAAACTAGAGAACCCTAAACTCCAGAAGGCGCGAATCTGAGTTGGCGGAACTAATGGATCACCTGTTGGCGCGTACACACCTTGTTGTAGAGAATTGTGGCAAGGGAAATAGAGTCTTGCTTGAGAAGTCACTACATCAAGAATTGTATCGGGAGGCGATGAGGTAACTACCCAATTAGCAGGAGCCGCTTCGATGTTGTTTGGCTTCGCAGGAACTAATACGGGGCCAGGAGGCCCACCCCACTTGCCATAGCAACTTACCCATTGGATGTAACTCTGAAGTGTAGCCACAAAGCCCGCATCAGGAGGCGCGTCGTTATCAAACTCAAGTTCTCCCTGTCGGGCAATAGCGGCGTTCAAGTAATCAAGGTTAAAGGTATTACCATCGGCTAATAAGTGACTCAGCACAAAGTTCCACGGGCCTTGATTGACGTTCACGACATTCAACTGAGTCGCGTAGGCATTAACTTGATCTACCCCTGCTGCCGTGTCGAAGGTAACTCCCGAAATGTCTACCTCAATTTGATCGCCATCCGATGAGAGACTGACATTCGCCCTCACCCCAGGATTACTTTCTCCTTCAGTGATTGAACTTGCCGCAGTCAAGCGAACGCTGTAATCACCCGCTACCATGCCTTGCTCGCCGCCAATCACATCACCCAAAACAGGAGCGGGAGTTGGCACATCAAAGCCTACCGGATAGACTGCATAGTTTCCTGTGGTGGGGTCGAAGATTGCTACTGCGGGACTCCCTGTGAGCACCATTGACGAGCCTTGTAAGGGCTGTCCGTCAATTAAAAGCGTTCCCACACCCGTTGCGAAGATAGTTCCTGAGTCGGATTCTAAGGCGTTACCACGAGCACTGAGAGTGCCCCGCTGCGTGTTCACCGTGAACAGCACGGGCATTCGGGTAGCAGTCGCGCCTGCCAGAGTTGTTAGTGGCCCAACCCACACTGTCAGGTGAGTATCGTCAATCACTCGATTGACTACTAAGGGACTATCACCAGCCCAAAAACCTTGTCCGGTTTGGAGTTCGGTAGTGAAAAGAGTCCCTACACCTTCAATGGTGGTCTCACCCGCAGCAGCACTGACGGTGCCTGTGATGTCTAAACCTGGGATTGTTTCTTCTAAGTCGAGGGAGCCTTTATAGACTTGCAGGTAGATATTCTCGTCTGCGCCACTGAGAATGAGATTTTGCATCCTGAGCAGCGTTCGTCCTGACACACCACTGCGCGGACTTGTTGGATGGTAGGGTGCCGCGCCGAGAATTATGGGGTCTAGGCTCATTCATTTTCTACGCGGTCTGTGCCGCTGTTTCCATCGTTTGACCAATGATGTACTGCACCATTGCGTTCACAAAATCAGGGTAAAAGTCATCCGGCGCAACGTAAGTAGCCGATTCAGTCGAAGGAATTGCAGGAGAGCAAATCGAACTAAATTCCACGTCCCCCGTTAAAGCAATCACCGGAGTTGGGGTCTTGGCTTTGAGTGTTTCCCCTATTTGCGTCCACATTCCCAAGCGCGGATCGCCACCACGTAACCAATCGGGATACCTGCGATATGAATACTTCTTTCCCGTCACTGTGAAGGTTGCATCTTCGATGTAGCCCTTAAGCACTGCTTCGGGAAGGTCTGCATCTCCCGCCGTGAAAGTCAGAGTCGTAGCGACACGTAAGAGTTCGCGGCGGCTCTCTTGGGCTGCATAAGTCTGAGCCACAGTCGAGTTGATGGAAAAGAAAGCAGCGTCAAATTGGGCGCGAATGCGATCTAGAGAAATCGGGTTAGCAAGCGAGCCACGAATGACTCCCTGCACTACTTGTTCACGGATGTATGAATAAGTTTGGCTCATGCGGCAGCTTGACCAACAACATCACGAGGTGGCTGTTGGGCCACCAACCATGCCTGATAAGCAGGCGCATATTCGTTGCTTAATGACGTATACGCAGGGTCTTCATTCTTCAGGTTCGCCATCACTCCACTGAAATAAGCGTTCTGCATCTGCTGGAATAGTAAATCTTCGTTCGCGTTAATGGCAGTTTGTCTCGCGTCGATGTCAAACACACAAACATCAATTTCAAGGGTTGTTTGAGTCGCGTAAATGCGTGGTGGTCTAAGTGCGTAACTGTAATAATTCGTCTTGAATAATCCTGATGGGCCATTGACAATGGCTCTAATCTCATCCTCATGCAAGGCGGGAGTGAGTTCGATTCCTGCGGCGGTTCTTACTTGGCCCCACTCTCCGATAATCGGCAAGTCTGCATCACTGATTGCGGGAATTAAACTACCCGAAGTTACTGTAACTATGTCGCCAAGCACGTTTCTCAAGGTGTTATTGACATTCATTGCTACCGCCGTAGCCATTTCATTCTCTACTCCAACCAAGATGTCGTACATGGATTGAAGTGGAAAGGATTCTGTGTTCGCATCGGCAAGCGCGGCATCACTAGCGTAGTCTGTGGCAATTTGAGACGCGTTCCCTTCAAACGCCCCGATGCGGACATAGGCTTGGCGAACAATGATATTGCTTGTGAGGCTCAAAGTGACGCGCCCCCTCCACTTCCGCCCGCTTTACCCGACATTGAAGGCATCGCTTTACCCGAAACTGTCATAGGCGCGGAATTAGCCTTACCGCCACCTTGCATTCGCTCCTTCAGCCCTTGAAATACCCCGCTCATGTCGGGCGTTTCGGACTCTGGCATCTGTACCCATTCAGGCATCTCCATTTGTGGTGCGCTAAAGGGCGACTGTGGATCACGAAAGTAATTGTTCGGCATTTATTCTCCTAGACCCTTACGAACACCCCATTCCCATGTATAACGGCGTAGCGACAAAACGATGCGGGTGAGCCATTTCATTCGGATTGTACCAACGAACGCACTTTCTGTGTCAGAATTCCTCATCATTGGAATTGTCTCTGCACCCTCTGTTCGCGTGGTTTGCGTGCTTCTCTTGGGCCACGCGGTTGCTGACTTTCATAGTCATTGCGAATATCATCCAACTTCTTCTGTAGGGCTTCTCTCTTTTCTCTGTCGTTCAAGGCTTTGTAGGCGTCAGTCTCAACTAGCGTGTTGAGTTCTTTCTGCATCACCGGAATAACCTTAGCACGTCGTTCTGCAAACTGTTCCGGTCTTTCCTTCGGACTTTGGTTCACCCCCGAAAGCCGCATTCCTAGTCGCTGTACCTCTTTAATAGCAGGGGTGGTTTTCTTTTCCCCCGCAAATAAAGGTGAACGATCTACATCAAGAGTGTTTCGTAGAATCGGGATACCCGCCTTCACCGTCTCTCCAATGGTTTTAGGTTTACGCGATTCTTCAGGGTCAAGCACCAATGCCGCGTCTCGTTGCAGTCCGCCAAAGGGAACAAAAGAACTTGCTAAATGTCCAGCGAATTGAGTTCCTGAACGGGCTGGATTCTTGACTGCTTCGGTTATTCCGGTTGTGCTACGGACGAGAGGAATATCAGAGAGAGGTTTCGCTACTGCCCCTATTCCTTTGCGCACTTGATCTTTTTCCGAGTGTGCCGCCTTCCACATGTTTGCGCCCATCGCAATAATATTGCCTGCGGGAGAGATAGTAGACAGATTGATTTGCTTACCCGCGACATTCAAGAAAGCGTTCCCATAATCGTCAGTGGTAATGATTCCGCTTGGCATCAAGGCCCAACCCAGTCCTGCCAACGCAGTGCCCGCTGTCGAGCGTCCAAAGGTTTGCGCAAACTGTCGTTGCTGCTCTAAGGTCAGAGATTTATTGATAATCCCTTTCGCCATTTGTCCTGCTCGTACCGCAGTCATCACTTGCCCACTCACCGGAGCCGCCTCAAGAATGCGCGTAACTACGTTTGTTGGCGTGCGGTCAAAGGGAAGCACCAAATCAATAGCGAAATTCGCCTTGGGGCCAAGAGTTCCGCGTGCCCGCTTGATAGCGTCACTCAGCTTGTTGTTATTGTTGAAGGTATTGATTAGCGCGTCGTGCTTTGCCGACATCACCAAGTCACCATGCGGTGACGCGGTATCCATAATCTCTTTCGCCCGTGCCCGTACGTTGCTCGCCTTCTCATTCTTAGCTTGCACCGTGGCGCGATCCAACAAAGCGCGTTCATAAGCAATGTTGTAGAACACGCGGTCAGAACCCGACATCAAGCGGAAAACTACGTTGTGAGCCAAGTCAAAGGCCTGACTCCCTGTGTTAATTTCTTTGATTTGCATCCGCTCCATTTGTTCGCGGGTTCCACCAAATTGCATCGTCTCCTTAAATTCTCTTGCTCCCGCCTTCGCTCCCTTTACTACCGAGTCCAACATGGCAATCGGATTGCTCATTGCAATCGAACGCTGACCTGTGATTGGAGCAACGGCAGCATCGGCAATCACTGCGGGCATTCGGGCTATCTCATCAAACACTTGATAGCCTGCCGTACCTGCAATATTGCGCGCTTGAGTACGAATACCACTCAGCATCCATGACTTACGAATACCCGACATGTTGTGCCAGAACATCCCCCGATCACGCTCCAATTCGCGCTCATACTCGTTTTTAATCTTTGCGAGTTGGTCTTTAAGTCGTCGGGTTTCAGGGGTGTCAATTACTTGTCGTGGCTGCTTGGAGCGCGGGCTAAAGTCCCCTTCATCAAGACGGCGTTGGTATTCATCAATCTGAACGTTCACGCGCTTCTTAATTGCCTCAAGCGTTTCTTTTGGCCCAACCTTGGGGGCATCGGTAATCTTTGGCCCTTCCATCGGTAAGCGACGTGCATCTGATTCCTTTGGCCCTTGAAGCGGTGCGTCTGTAACACGCGGGCCTTGTTTTCTCCCAACTCCTTCTCTGAGTGTTGGCCCTTGACGCGGGCCTGTTCCCTCTGAAAGTTTTGGCCCTTGTTTTGGTGGCAACGGCTCACGCGGTTCAAGTAATCCCGCTTCTTTTAACTTCTCGTTTAACTGGCGGCGGAGTTCCTTAACTTGCGGCGTGTCTGCTTCTCGTTGCAGGCCACTCCGTAGCGGTTTTTGTTTTGCTTCCGCATCTTCAAGCGCAGACGCTAACCGCATGATTGACTTCATCTCACGCAGCGATTTCTTGACTTGATCTTGACTGAGTTCAGCGGTGATACCGTAACCGCTGATAGCATCCCGAATATCGCGCTTGGTTATATCGGGCAAGTGCTCGCTCACTGCTCCGTGAATGTCGTCAACTAACTGCGCAACATCCGTAACTCCCGCCTTCACGCGGTTGTGGGCCATCTTTGCAATCACAGGAATTGCGGTTGGGTCAATTCCTAGCGGCTGTACGCCCTGCATCTTGGCGCGAAACTCTTGGGTGAGCAGCACGAACTCATCATCTAAGGTCGCCTTTGTCTCAGTTCGTGTGCGTCGTCGCGCTACCCGCTCTACTTGCTTTTGCAAGTTAGCAACTGAGGCTCGTTCTTCGGCTTTAGATAATTCCTCAGTAAGTCGTTTAATCTCGGCGTCCTGCTTTTCGTACCGCTCACGCTCTGCGGGGGTAATATCCCTCCCTTTAGCGGCCTTGGCGCGGTTCACCAAACTAATCAAGTCGTAGTCTTGGTTGATGGTGAGTTTTTGCGCAGCAAGTGCCCGCCCCTTATGCCCTCCCGATTCCTTCAATGCTTCGCTGTTAAGGTCAAAGCGATCTTCAATTAGTTTCAACTCTGCGCCTTTACGAAGTATGTCTACTTCATCCTTGCTTTCGGCTATCTCTTTGAGGAGTTGGTTGTGTTGGTTCTTGAGTTCTTGCGTGCGGAGTACCACGCCTGCGGTTTCTTCATCGTCAAGGGCACGACGCTTCTTTAAGACCTCATCGGCCAGCATGTCGCCGCGCTTATCTAGTCCACGCTCTTTTGCGTTGTCGAGCGTTGTGCGCCAAGTCTTTCGTTCTGTTGGGTCAAGTTCGGGCAAATCTAATTCGGCGCGATCTTGGGCCATCTGCGCTTTACGAGCAGAAGTTGTGGATGGTTCTCGTGGTTCCGTTGCTGCTCTTGGTGTCTCTGGTGTAACAGGTGTTTCCGTAACTGGAGTTTTAGGTTTAGCTACTACTGGCTCAATAGGTGCTACTTCTGTAGGTGCTGTCTCAGTCGCCAAGTCTCGTGCTTGCGCGGTTAGTTCTTTTGGTAAAATGTAATCACCCGCTTCCGCTTGTTCGCGGCCCGATACTACGCGGGGATGTTCAAAGGCGTCGTATTTCGCTAAATCAGCAGTTGGTACATCCACATAACGCAGCGTTGGTTTGCGCCCCGTCGCATTATCCAAGTGAAATCGCGCCGTATCACGCTCCGACGAAAACCAATTCCCTTCTACGCCGCCACGATACAAACGTGTCATTCCTTTCGGCACAGGCGACTCACGAACATCCAACTCTGCGTCCGTAAGTTCCAATAATTCTCGGCGCGCAAGAGGTTTCGGGGCTACTTCAGTCTCTCCCAGAATGTCTATCTTTGCGGGCTTAGGTGGTACTCTCTCACTTTCAGGAATTCTCGATTCCACATCAAAATAAGTGTCGAGTTCCGCTCTTTCTCGCTCAGTTAAAGGAACATCATCAAAGCCTCTTACTTCAGGTGCAACCCGATCCTGAATGACCTTCTGCGCTAATTCATTACCACCCGTTTCAATCGTGGCTTCAGGATGCTGCGCTTGTAACACTTCAGCTTGCTTCGCTACGTTCTCAGGTGACACCGCTGAGGCTTGTACTTCAGTTCCATCAGCAGCACGCGCTACAACTGCTTCTGTAGTCGCTGCTGATTTAGGTTCTATGTGTCCGAGAACTTCGCCGTAAGTCCCATCCTTCACTTTGGCAAGTAAGGTTTCCCGACTAACCTGCTTCGGATCGTAATAGAAGGTTCCTTCACTTGTTCTGACCGCGCTCATTCCCCTAGGAGTGTTGGGTTGTTTCTCACCTCTCGTCACCAAGACTGCGGGTCTAGTGCCTTGCTGTACGGCTGCTAGTTGCGCCGCAATCGTTTCTGGACGCTCAGGGACATTAACCTCTTGCTTGGGTGCTGCTTCTGCTTCACTTAATCTCCTTTGCGGGGTTCGGCGTAACATCTCACCACCCCCTTGAAAGGCCGCGTTCGTCACCGCGCTCAAAGCTGCTTCTCGTGGCGTAGCTCCCGTTGCTAACTCAACTGCACCACTTCCGATCCCAACCGCAGGAGCACTCACCGCTGCACGTTTGAATCGTCCTGCGCTTGCAGGCGCGAGTCCTTCGCCGTACTTCTGTACCGCCCCCATCGCCGCGCCTTTAGCGGTCTCACGGGCGACTTCTTTAGCAGGAAGATTTCGACCCAACGCTTCGCTTCCCGCCATACCTGCAAACTTCGTGGTAATCGAACCTGGAGCTGCTGCGAGTTCGGCTAACCCCACTCCTGATTGCGCTAGAAACTCCGCGAGCTGATTCCGTTTGTCTTCAGGAATGTCGTTGACTGACAACTCTCCCGCGAGAGCCTTCTTCCGCAAATAGTCAGGTATCCACGACTCTCCAACTGTTCTCTTGGCTACTTGATTCCCAATTTCCGCAAGTCCAGCGAGTTTGTAGAGAGCAGATGAACCACCACGTCGAATACCTGCACGGATTCCTGAATAGACTCCCCCTTTGCCTTGAAGGTGATTCGTGAAGTCGGCTATTTCTGCGCGATCTGCATCGGTGAACTGTCCAATGAGTCTTTGCTGTTCGGCTTGCGCGTCTGCTTGGGCCTTCTCAGTGTCTTGCTCTTGACTGATGCGTTTCAGCACTTCTTCATCAACATTCAGTTTCGGGTCAAATAGACGCGCTTGAGCAGTGTTTGGAGCACGACCCATCTGTTGCTCCGCGTCCGTCTGCTCTGAAGTCACTTGGCCTCGAATACGGCTCATACGGGCTAAGTCTCGCTCATCTTGGCGGCGTAGATCACCTACACCCTGAGACGCTTGTGGGCCGCCTACTTTTGCTCCGACTTCCAATCTTGGCGCGGGACGTTGGAAGTCAAACGGATTCGTTGGCCCACGTCGCTGAATTGGTTGCTTAGGGACAGACTGTTGCCGTGAACTAACGGGGGTTGTAGCTGGAGTTGGGGGTAGGTTGTTGACACGGTTTTGCTTTGACGTGGCAGGTTGGGTCTGTCCCGAAGGTTTGTCGAACAAGTCCGATAAATCAGGAGATGCCGACTGCGGTTTCTGATTTCCGCCCGTTGCTTTCACATACTGTGCGGCGGTCATATTGCCATCAGAGATGTTAGGCATCTTGCCCGTGCGCTCGTAACGCTGTTTCGCTTTTGGGCCACCGAAGTAATGTAATCGTCGCGCTACGGGGTCATTGCCCCCTTCTGCGAAATAGCGAATTCCTGCTTCGATGTTTTCATCTGCATTCCGCAAGTTATAGCGTTTCCCGCCAACCGTGCGCGTCGTGCCGCCCTTCACGTCAGGCATTACCTGACCAAAGCCCTGCGCTCCTTTGCTGGAATCGCGGACGTTAGTGTTATGTCCCGATTCAATCTTGGTGAGTCGTAGGTAATCGTCGGCAATGTCGGGGGGAAGTCCTGCTTTAGACGCTATGGAATGAACCCGCGTGCGTGGGTTGGGCTTGTCGAACAGATCGGTGAGATCAGGAGTGTTCGGCATTGCTCAATATATCTCAGCACCTTCACTTTGAAGATATTCTTTGACCTTCTCGATGGTCATGTTCAACCGCTTGGCTGCGTCTGCGAGTTTCGTGGTGGCGATTCTCTGTCCTGCGTACTTGCCACCCGTCGCTGCTGGTGGTTGCTCTGTGGCAACCGGAATCGCTTCTCCGTCAGCCCGCGCCGCATCACCCTTAACGCGCAAGTCTCGCGCTTCCTTCTCGTACTCCATGATGCGCTTCGCAACGTCACCGTAGGGATCGGGTTGTCCATGTAACTTCTTTGCTTCTTCCGCTAAGTTGTCAGCCTTCTTGTAGAGTGTCGATGACTCATTCAACTTTGCTGTTCGCTTGGCTAACGCCTCTCGCTGTGCTGCCGTGCGTTTGATTTCCTGCTCTCCCGTTTGCCCGTAGTAGTTCAATGCTTGTGCAGGAGTGACCTTCAGTTTCCGTCCATTGACTTCCACTTCCACGAATTCTTCGTCACCACTCTTTTTCACTTGGACGGGTTCACCCTTTTCATTCACGACCCGCTTCGACTTACCATCTTGTACGGTGATTAAGTAGCCCTCTGCGTCCTTATCGTAGTGGGGTGCTCGCTCTGCTCCCTTTTTCGGGAGACCCGCTACCACAGGGCGTTTATTCGCCCCTATCATGTCTGTAGGTTCACCCGTGCGCGGATCAATTCGTACCCGAATCTCTGTTCCTGCTTCCACATCGGGATACTCACCTTCATTCACAACCCGTGTGGATATTTGCCCCCGCTCACTTGCTTTGGGAAGTCGTGATCTGTCTATCGCCAACCCTTGTCCAATTCTGTTCTCTACCTCTCCAATTTCTCGCTCTCGCTTGGTTGGGAGAATTCTTTTCTGTCCCCCTGCTACCACATTGAGAGCGTCTGTCACGTCTACTAACTTGTCTCGCCAAGTGCGGGGTTTGTTTCTCAAATCGCGCAAATACGCTTCATCATCAGCAATGAAGTCTCGTGGTTCAGCGCGTCGGCCACGTACATCGTCCGTACCGCCTTCGGTAAACGTCCTTCCTTGTCCTAAGTCCGTTGTTTGAGTGGGCTGTGGTGGCTCAAAACTGCCCGTTGGGGCTTGCGTTGGTCGTGATAATGCATCCTTGAACGAACGCGAACGCGCCATCGGCTGCGCTAACGCGGGAGCAGGTTGTGGTTCAACAACACGAGCCATTGCAGACTCAGCCATCGTTGGCTGTGGTTCACGAATAAACCCACCGCGTTCAGGTTGTGGGGCTGTGGCTTGATCCCCTTGCGCGGCTCGCAGAAGTTGTTCTTCCAACGTGCCGCCCGCAAATCCAACGGGGCTGCTGATTCGTTTCCGTAGTCTGTCAGTAAAGGCCATGACTATGCCGACTTCCTTGCTGCGGGTTTTACCTTTGGCTTGGCTTTAGCCACCTTCAACTGATTCTCACCCGCAAGTTTTGTGTTAGCAAGGGCACTCTGTCCCTGAATTAACGCGACTTGTTTTTGCGTCTCCGTCTCCATCTGCTTGAGTTCGAGGTCTTTCTTTGTCTTCATTTCCTCAATCGCAACTTTCGCTTCCAATTCTTCACTCTTGTCCTCAACCGCTGGTTCTGCTTGCTGCTCTTGACCTTGCAGTAAGGCTGAACCAATCGCAGCAGGCGCAGCACCCGCCGCACCGATTAAACCTTGATTAAAGGATTGAGGCATTGACTTCTCAACTTGGAGATTTAGATGAGACCAATACATTTGCTCAATCGCTTCACGTAATTCCAACGGGGCAGTTTGACCTCTCTCCAAGTCTAAATAGTCGCTGTACCATTCCGCTTTCTCAGCATGTTTCGGCTCTACCTTACTCACGGGAGGCTTGACCATCTGCACTAACACCGCAGGGTCAGTCACACCTGACTCAAGGTTCATTCTCATACTTTCAAGTCGCTTGAGACACAACGTGCTCACATCGTCATCACTCTCATCATCAAATTGAATGTTAAACGGCTTTGCTACCGCCTTAAAGAAGCGTGGAAACTGTGCTTGTAACTGAGCTGCACCTAAAAGTCCCCCAAAAGACTCTCCAAACACTCTAATGTCTGTCTGCTCAGTAAAGGGACTTACAGGCAACTCGCTGTTAGGCACTAACTCAAAGACCACTTTCGACTTCAAATCCTGCCCACTAACCATTCTGCCCTTGGCTGCGCCTTTGCCTGGATAGTACCTGCCTGAGAAGTCATGTTCCGCCACCAACCGAACGATCTTCTTCGCAATATCAACTCTCATCTGACCTTTACTTGCCAGCATTGGGCCATACAACGAGTTCGCTAACTGTGCCGTAATCTGTGCACCTGTTGCAGTGCGGTTATCCACTCCAATCAAGCCATTCGTGAACTCTGTGACAAGACTGGAAATCTGCGCCATCTCGCGCAAGAACTGAGAGCCGTACTGAACAAACTGTTGACTCACCGCCCCAGGATTTCCAACATAAATCGCATCCTGCAACTTCATGTTCGGCGGTAGCAACGCCAGTGAAATATCAATGTTATGACCTGGGGCAAACAAGTATCTTCCCTGATCTTCCTTAATCAACGACATATCCGTAAACACAGCGGGAGTTGCTGTAGTTGCAAGCCCTTGATAAATCTGACCATCGACTGCGTTGAATCTGCGCTGTACGGCTGCGGTATCTTCCATGCCGCGCCCTGCACCTGAATCCGCATCCATGAACCACTGAGCGGTGACTACTTCCTTTTGCTGAGACTCGTTCGCATACATCCCGACAATCAGGGACATATCGTTCAAGCCCACTACACAGATTGGTTTGCCACCAAAGAATTCACTTAAGCGACCTTTGGGAAGCGTCTGCCCGCAGATTGTCTCGCCCCCTTCAGTCTCAATCATGGCTTGGTCTTCAGGGCTTAACCAAAACTCTGCTAACGTCGGCTTCTTATCAACTAACGATGTGTTTGTGTACTGAGAACTACTAGTTCCAGCGAACGCCTGACCTGAATAAGCGAGGGCGTACATCACGTCCAGACCGTGAGATTCGGAACTCTGTGAATCAGGGATAGTCACATCCCCAAGCATCAACTTGATTGCGCCTTGTCCGATGTACTGCCGCTTAATCGCCCACGTCGATAACTCCAAATCCTTCGTCAAGTCCCAACGCCACGACGCGAAAGCAGATGAAACGATTTCCGGCTCACCTACGGGCTTCGATTGGCCCATCCCGATCCTTGCCAACTTCTGCTTTATCGGGTCTCTTACATCTACCGCCGGACTTTCACACTCAGGACATTGCGCTGAATACTCGCCTTGAAACGCTTCGTGCGAGCCTTCAAATTGGCAATCAAGACATTGACCACCACCTTCGTCAATCGTCACATCTTCATGCGTAACTTCTCGCTCATTGACTTCGTAGCCCCCAAGAAACGGATTCCACCGCACCTGATGAATCACTACTCCATCAGTCAAAAAGCGAATTGCTTCACGGCGCACAAAAGGGACGGTGTACCACTCAGTTTCGTAGTAATCCACGACGGGACGACACGCTTGCGCGGCAGCAATGGCTTCCGGTGTATCATCCCCAGGGCGCATGTTCACGTTCGGATTAGAAGCAATGACTTTCGATTCACATGCTTGCGAAAAGAACCCCATCAGGTTCATCGCTGTCTGCTTCATTACCGTGTCATCGTTGTCGGTGAGTGGTCTAACGTAGTATCCTGGGGCACCAAAGGGTCGGCGTTGTAGTAATTGTTGGCCTTTTCTGAACAAGGAAACTAATTGGGCCATCCCAATCATTGAGTTCCATGCAGCGTTTTCTTGATTCAGATAGTGGGAGTAAAGTTCTTTAATGCCTGCTTCAAGTTTTGAGGGTGTGCGCTTTTCACTTAGCTGACGAGATTGAAGAACATCATGGATGGGTTTGGCAGGCGCGAAATTCTGAGCACCACGAGCCGTGGCGACCGAGAGCGGGGTAAAGTTAGGGGACTCACGGGAATCGTTCAATCACTGCTCACTTGTTGGCTTAGTTAGCCCTACTATTGAAAGGATCGTCTTGTAATGGTGCCCGACGAGGTATCACTACTTCATGAATAAACTTTTGCTTGGCTGTAATCAGCGAAATCCCTGCTGCTTCTGCGTCCGGTTTCCAGAACGTCTCAAACTCCATCAAGTCCGCTCCACTTAACTGATACGGATCAACTGCGGGAACTTTGGGTTGAGTCGGTTCCGCCAATGCAGGCCCACCACGCGGGGCAACCCCATACATCCCTCTCGCTCCCATCACGCTCGCACTTACAAACATATCTTCCCTAGTGAGATTTCGATATCTTTCAGCTAAGAGAGATAATTGTAAGCGTGCTACTTCTCGCTTGGCTGCTTCGGCTTGCTTGCGCCAAAAACGACAGCGGGCTTGCCAATGTAGGATGCGAAATAGTCGTTTCACTTTTTCTTCGCTACGGGTTTGGCTACAGCCTTGACTACCTTAACGGGTTTCTTGGTAGCCACTTTCTTTGGCGCGGCTTTCTTTGTCACCTTCTTGGGTTTGGCTTCTTCCTGAACTTCTTCTACCAATTCCTCTTTTACTTCTTCAGGAATCTCTGCCGCCATCGCCATCTCTGCACCAACTTCCGTATTCGTTGAGGCCAGTTGACATACTTGCTTCTCATAGACTTCCCACGGGCCTGTAGGAGGTGCACCACCTAAGACTGCTTCTGCCCGTCTAAGTAAGTTGTCTCGATACGCAGGCTCCAACTCGTCGTAAGGGACAGCGTGTTCCGAACGAGTTCCTTCCCACGCGGCGCGGGCTAGACTATCTATTTCACCCATGGCGATTATCCAGTTATGAGGTTCGGCCCCAAGTGACCCGTCACACTCGCTGCGGGGTCTGACGAAACCCATGTGTAAGTCACAGCAAGGTCATTTGCGCTCGTTGCAGCAGCCACTCGTGCGTCGCTGAGATCGCCTAGTGCTTTTCCTACGGCAAGTGCTCGCGCAATTGCGTTGCGCTGTGAAAATGATTCCCCACCAGGGCTAACCACGGCAGCGTTCACAAAGGCAATCAACTCGTCTGCGGTCGCTGCTCCCGTAACATTGCTGTTCGTAAGGTATCCCTGCACAAACGCCTGCAAAATCGCATAGCCGACCAATGCGCTTGTCTGCCTGTTATCTGCGGTGTACGTCGTGAGACCTGGCATAATTATTTTCCCCCAATTTTTACGTGCTTCAAGCCACGCTTTTTAATCTTCTTTTCTGGTAATTTCATGTCCTTACTTGCCGCGTCAAATTCTTTCACTTGTTTGAGCGTAATCCCTGCTTTTGCCGCTCCACTAGAATGAAAAAATCTTCTTTGACTTGCGCTCCGGTAAGGCATCACCGCGCAGTTTATGTCACATGCGACTGTTTAGCAACGATTTTAGTCTCGTTTAACACTTGACGCGCCACGGGCATCCAATGTGACGGACGTTTCCAGTCAGGCGCAGATAGAAATCCTACTTGTCGTCGTCGTGCGTTATAGTAAAGATTGGCATTTCCATGTTGAAATGAAAACCCTTCTTCACCACGGATAAATCGTTCACTCACTTCCACTGCTAATGGCGGCACGTTCATCCAGCGATTACATTCTTCTCCTTCACTCACTTGGTCAATGGACGGATCAAGCAAGAATCGGTTCTCCGCAATTACTACTAGATGTCCATGCCACATATCCGGCCCCGCAGCGGCTTGTCGGCACCCATCTCCGTCTGACCCAAGCACCGTTCCTGTTTGTCTAGGCTCAGAAGAATGTACTGAGCAACGAACCCGCAACGGCATCGCGTCATAGCCCAATTCCCGTAAGACGTGGACAAGGGCTGCGGATGACAACACACAGGTTGAGCGATGCCCGCACCAATCAAACGCAAATCTATTTACCGCTTCCGTCAGGGATTTCATATCTTCCAACACTGTTTTTTCTCCTTCCTTGTTTAAGTGTCGGTGTCGTGAGTATTTCTTCATCCGACCACCCATGGTATTTACGCCCTTGCAAAGTCATTGGCTTAATTCCAAGAATCTCACTCCACTCAATACAAGTCTTAGACTCCCCGTTCAGAGTGAAAATTACATTCGTTCTTTTATTACGTCCCTGTTCCTCTTTGGTGGCCCACCGAACATTATTCGGTTCATAATTGCCACTTGGATTCGGCCAACGATCTACGGAATGTCTTTTTGATGGACGTGGCCCTATATGATTATAAAATGCCATAAAATCATCGCGCCATTCATCAGACATTGATATTCCCGCTCCTCCGTATCTTTCATATCCAGTGGCTTTCGGGTTATAACAACGTGCCTTCATTGTGTGCCAAATAACAAACTCATCACTCTCAGACATTCCATGCTTAATACCGTTCTTTCCACGCAAGCAACCACAAGAACGTCGTCGTCTTAACTGTCCCGTAGTTCGCTCAACGGTTTTACCGCACTCGCAAATGCACTCCCACCATCGCTCTTTATTACGAATACCAAGAAAGATACTCACAGTGAGCTTTCCAAATTGATCGCCAAGAGTTATTTTAGATTTAGCTGGCATGATCTTGTCTCCATCAAGAAGTGTTGGCAAGGCTCACTCAAAGGTTCACGCCTTTGGTTGAGCCGTTCTATTTTACCTTATCGGCTGGCCCCATGGATCAACTAATTTAGGCTTATCCAAGCCTAATGTTTTTCTCGCTAAAAAGGTTGCCATCTGACCAGTCATGTGTTGTTGGTTAGGGTCTAAGTCAACACGTTTGACTAACTCATTAACATGATAGCCCTGCGGGATAATGGCTTGCACCTTTTCATATTGGGTCATTCCTCGCATAGTTGGCCCAAAATTTGGAGCGGCTGTACACATTCTCGTAGCGTCGCAGGAATCTTCGTCTGCCTTCATAGGCTGCTGAATAGTCAGCCCGCTTTCCGTCAGCTTCTCAGGCTTTAGTCGCCAATTAAATGCTTGGTCACGATGCACCTTTAATCCACGGTCATCATAGGGTTGAAAGAACTGGTCATCGTCCACAACATCAAACCATGCTGGACGACCAATCTTCCACAAGCCATCTACACTTTTTTCATCTCGGTGAAATGGATGCGGCTGCGTCTTATCAGACTTGAGAAAGTGCCTCCATTGCGGAATTCCTGCGGTTTTTGCACTTTCGCACGTCTGGAAGTGCCAACCATGCTCTCGATTAAGCACTAGCCGCTCGCCTAACTTCTCGTGACTCAACCATTCCCGCTGAAGGTTTTCATCAGGCCATAGACGGGCTTTTACTGATGTGCTCATTTCTCCAATCGTGGTAGCCGTGAATACACATCCTCGATAACGAAAAATACTTCCCGCTAGAGGTGCGCCGTGCGGTGCTCGCGTGAGAAATGTAAACGCAGTTCGATGGCCTACCGAATATCCAATATCGCAACCAACATCACAAATCCAATCACTCGGAATCCGACGAGTCCCATACATTGTTTCATATTGACTCCACGAAATCAGATTCGTCCGTAGCACCCTGTCATCGTATTCGGGAAGAACCCTTTCCTCTAACATTACGTCGAGTCGGTGTTGGTATTCGCTCTCGAATGCTAGTGGCCCAACACGATTAAGAGTTCGCTCCCAACCTTCTATCGTAATCCCAGGCCAGTTCGTTTCGCCTTGAGTGATTTTAGAGAATGGGCCTTCATCGGTTTGGCGGACTTCGTAAGCAAAGTCGCGCACCGCAGGTACAGGACGAGTGGACATTGAACCGTCATCATTCAACTCCCCGAACACGGTTCTAATCGCCAACGCAAGTGACACGCCCGTCAGCATTCGATTGACTACTGAGTTCGCGTGAATGGGATTCTGCGGGACAAGTACACGAGTTTTGTCATTCCCCATCGGCAGAATTGAGCGAGTGAGAATCTGTTCCTTGTGTTCGACCACAACGGGTGACTCACCGAGTTCATCAAGGTCGTCTACCACGATCAGCGTTGGTCTAAGGTTGAGTGTCTTACCGCCGCGTATCGCTACATCAGCTCCAACAGGTCGGATGGCCCAACCACCACTCGTCATCAGGAACTCTTTACCCCATCCAAACTTGTTTCCGTGTGCGCCGACCTTGGGCTTCCCTAACCACGGATAAAGGTCACTGACATGCTCAGATTCAATGCGGTCACGGATTGAAGTAACGTGTTCCTCTGCTTGCGATTGCTTGCCTGAGTAGAAGATGACATACCCGCCTCTGAGCAAGGCTCCTTCGGCAATGCACGCCCACTCGGTTACTGAACTTTTCCCCGTCTCCCTGGACCATGGTAAAAAGCCAACCATCTCTTTCGGATCAAGCGGGACGTTCTTGCGAATCTTCAGCAACGCTCGCCAATTCCAATCCCAAAATCTCTTTTGAATCGGGGCAAAGTCGCGGGTAAAGGTCTGCGCTCCCAGAGTCTTTAACCAGCGTTCCCATCCTTGGAACTCCAGCAGCATTCCCTTGTTGTTCTTGGCGAAGTTGTTGAGGCGTTTGTATTCTTCAGGACGGAATTCTTCGATGATTCCGAGAAGTTGATTCCACGCGGCTTTCTTTACAGGGTCGTTGAGTTTGGAGAGAAACTGGCCTACCCAATCATCATCGATCTCGGACAAAGAAGAAATCTCTAAAGCTCTAAAGAGTGTTTGAGTTTCTTCCCTCGTCAACTTAGGCATTTCGTTGAGTATACAATAGAAAGAGCCAAGATAATGAATCTTATCTTAGCTCTTTCTTACCTGACCAAACCGAACCCCAACACGACCATGCTCAGCTCGCCGTTCCATACCTCACCGCAACTCTCCTTATAAGGCCACGCCTCACCGTTGCAAGACCAAAGCGGAACATTCCGCAGCCACCCTCACCACTGCTCGGCATACCACAACACAACGATACCTAGCCGACCGTGGCTGAATTAGCCATAACCTAAGCAAGCCCAACTACAGAGCACTTGTTCACTTGAAATCGTCCATAACTAGGGCGACCATCTGCTGTGCCGATCAACTTTCCAGATAGAGCCAACACCTCATTAAACAAATGTGGATCAACATACTCAGGACAGAGAATCGAGAAATCCATCTCTGCTGTCCATCCTTTCGCAAACGCGGGCCGCATTCGCGTGATAGCTGCCCGCTGAATCACTACTCGTCGTTGGTCAATGTAATCCCACGTTTCTGTACCACCATTCAACGGTGCGAGTTCGGTCAACGCCACAATCGACGCCTTGAACAAGTCCATTGCCGATTTACGAGGTGAACGCGGGTCTTGCTTGAACTTCGCGGCATGAATAATTGTCTGCCGCACGTACTCACCTGGCAAACAGATTTGATTCAACTCATTGCGATAGATGTAGGACTCCACATTGTCGGTTTTCTTAGCTTTGGAGTTCTTCTTTGCGTTGGCCTTGGCTTCCACGTCTTCACAAGACCACCGATGGAAAAGAATCGGCGCAGTGCCTTCAATCTGAACCGTCACGATATACGGTTCCTCAAATGAAATCGTTTCTGCGGCATCGTTTGACACCGGACTCAATGCTTCTAGTTTTGCTTTTGCTGTAGCCATAACAGATTCTCCTTAGAGGAATAGCGCACCATACCAAGCCGGAACTGACCTATGCCAACCCTAAACCAGCGCACCACGCCACTCCCTGAAAAACAAATTCCAGACACCCGACCTTCGTTAGAGCCTGCCGACCAAGACAAGCGCGGACGATTTTGGTCTAAGTATCTGGAATCTGTTAAGGCTAAAAACAAAGCCCACGCCATTCAATCTTGGTCGGCGGGAGCAATCTACTCTATTCGCTATTCAGAGTCAATACTTTCACATTCTACCTCAACTACAGCCGCCGCTCGTGTGTGAAAAATGTGGCCGGATTCGATGTGAAATCTGTACAAATGAGATAGACCGCCTCTTTCTCCACCCCGTAACATTCCGATCTCAGTTCGGTGGAGATTAGGCAGTAACTCTAGCCCATCGGTTGCGTCAAAAACTCGTCCGTACTTGGTTATTTGTAAAGCGGTGGTGTCGCTAGGATGATCGGGAAGTTTATCGCCGTTTTTTAGCGGTGAGGTCTGCATTTAGCCCACTGTCGGATTCCATCGTTGATACATTCTTGGCCCCGTAGTTTGTCGCGCCATTGCTTCAAACAATCGTGTGGCTTCTTGTTCTTCTGCGCCCAAACTTGCCGCGAGTTCCTTACGTTTGTTCGCGTTGTAAGCCAAACCGTCCCCTTCTTCAGCCATCCATTGCGTCAACGGAAGCAACGCAAGCGCAGAACGGATTTCAACAAGATCGCAATCGTCATTCTGCAAAGGGGCTTCATTTAGAGAGATGGTATTTAAGTTGTTACTGTTCTGAAGGTAGCGAATTTTATAAGACGCTATCGAAGTTGTCGGTGCGGGCCAAAACTCGATAAAAGGCACGTTGTTGCGCCAATAGAAGGCACACCGTTGAGCGGTGCAGTTAGAACCGTCCCACGGTAAATAAGCGTAACTCGCTAAGGTATTATTCCCCACTGTGGGAATGTTTAGCACCAAGTTCTGCGGTTCAAAGATTTTGATTAAACGAGGTGTCCAAGTGGAGAGTTCGGGTGCCCACGTTAGCACCGCGAGAGGTTGCCCAAAATCGGTCTGACTAATTTGGTAGGTGGATTCGTCAGCCGAAGTCTCCAACACAAGGTCGTTGAAGTCCCACGGATTGCCCGTGGCTCGCTTGAACTTCTTGAGATTTCTAATCTGCGAGCAGTTCTGATTCAACACAGCGAGTTCTGTCGGAGCCTCTGACCGTGGCATTCCGAGTCGAACTCGCGTGTTGGTTCCGATGTCGTAGAGATTAGGCGTTGTCTTCTCCCGTCTCTGTCTTGTTTAGCAGTTCACACCAACGAGCCTTGTGCATTGAAATGCCCTGCGCGGTGTCGAATTCTTTCCCACACTCGCATGTGTGCATCGTATCAGCCATCGCTACGGCGATTTCCTCTTGGCCTTGGGCTGTGGCATTTGTCACCACTTCCCCTGAATAGCCCGAATAACCAGATTGCCCGTCGAATCCTTTGTCTTGAATCGGGGCTGCGGCCATCGTGTTCTGGTCAACTGCAAACTGCTTCTGTCGCTCAAGGTTAGCCTGCTTCTCCTCAATCTGAATCGCTAACCACTGCTCGAACATGTTCTCCAACCGCTCGTTTGGTTGGGCCTTGTTCGCTTGGCGAATCTCTCTGTCTTGACGCTGAACACCCAACTGCTCCATCAACACGAAATCAAGTTCAGTGTACTTCCAGATGTAGCCGGAATCCGACTTCACCGCCGACTCTTTCATCCGATAGTGAGTCTGATCAACTGACCCTTTAGCGAAGTCGCGGAACTGATTCAGCGAAGTCAGATACTTGTCCACAATCGACCGCAACGATGTATGTCGCTGTGCATCAAGCAGGACTTCTTCAATGTCATCCAACAACACCGTTGGCTGACCATCTTTCATAATGAATGGATAGTCAGGCAGAATCGTTCGTTGAATCTTCCAAATCGTCGGGTCGGTAACAATCCCGTCACCCAAGTCTTGCGGATTGTATTCGTGCCCCGCTAACTCGGTCAGTTCCACCACTCCTCGTCGCGTGCGGTCAAGGATGTTGGCAGAACCATTGAGAATCGAATCCATCTGCTCCCCAGGTACTGCGATCTTGCCGTACATGGCTCTGATAGGGCTAGGATGTCCACTCTCGTTCAGTGGAGATACATAGCCTGCGGGAACTTGGCGCGGAAAATAACTCGCGTCCCTGCCCGTCGCTTTCTCCCAATAGTCTTGAGTTACCCAATCGTGAACGTCTTTCAGTACCGGAGTAATCCGACCTTTGCGGACAAAGTTCTTTGTGTACCGCAGACAAGGATTGCCGATTTCAATGCCCCCGCCCTTTGTCCACGGGCGGTCGAGAGCAACACTTGCCTCAACGAGACTGCCAACAAAGGTGATGTAACGGGGTTGCTCGTTCTGCCGACTGAGTTGTGGTGGCTCAAAGGGCCGACCTTCTACCGGATAACCTTGACTGACTTCTAAAACTTGCGACATCAAATGTCCTTTATGCCCTAGTTGGGCCTACGGTCGAAACAGGTTTACGTTCCCAATGGTCTAACATGTAATCGTTGTACTTGCGCCGATCTTCTTTCTGCTGCTCCTGCCGATTTACAATCTCCGACTTGTAATCAGCCTGACTTTGCGGAGCCGAAAAGTACCGCGCATCAGCGTCGGGTTGCACGTCATTATCATGTTGTGCTTCCCAATTCTTTTGCCGTATCCAATTTAACAGATGCTCATCCGGCTCTGCGTACCTACCCCAACAATGAGCATATTCAATTCCACATTCACATGTCGTTCCAATGCACGCACAACAGATTCCGTCATGGTGCGAGTGGCAACGTAATTCAATGTACTTCTCGTCGGGAACTGGCCCCGTCAAGTCCCACAATGAACCGTCGTCAAACTGATACCGCTTGCTCTCCCAAAACTGCGGTGTCGGGGCATACTGCGCAGGCTCAATCCGTTCTAAGAGTACCCACCGAGGCGCAGCTACCAACTTCCCTTCAGCGGTCGTGTAAGCGTGAAAGATCGGAAAGACATAACCCTTGGGTTCTTCTTCATCTACCCGAATGGGCCACCAACGAAATTCCTCTGGTGCCCACGCGAGTTTAATGATGGGCCGCGTATCTTTAGTACCGACGATCTTGTCGATTTTCTGCTGATACGCGGCTTGGTCGAAGTTGCTTGGGGGCGGTTCGTTGGGTTGCCAACTTTCCGCCCCGTCGCGTGGCTTGATGATCATGCGAATCCGACTATTCGTGCTGCCTCAACTCCCGTTAAGGACGCGCTGCCAAGCGTGACCACTTGGCCCGAAATGCTGTAAGTAAACGGGCCGACGACATAAACGGGTTGCTTGACGTACTTGGTTGTGTACGTTCCGGTCGTGTCTCCGGCTCCGGTTACGGTGATGTCCTCAAAGATCATCCCCGACGAATTATCATTCGATCCAGGGCCAATCTGATAAGGAGCGGCTGCTGTTGTATAAGCCATGCGATTCCTCCTTAGTTTCCGGCTCCGATTGATACCTGGGTGACGATCCCTGTCAACGAACTGCGTTTAACTGTGGTGACACAGTTAGGATTAACAAGGGCACAGGTGTAGCTTGTCCCCCATTGCCTGTAGTACGAGCGTGAACCTGTACCGTTGACACCTGGGAGATTCCACCAATCGAGGTTGTTGCCGTTGGGCATCAGATCACCGATTGGAAACTGAGTGTGCTTCTGAAGTGCGTCACCCTTCCAGAAGGTTGAGCGATCTTCTTCCCAATTCGACATTTCCATGATGCGTGTACCGTCTGCATCTTTGTAGCCGCCTGCGATGTCAACTACGGGTTCGTCGCCGTTGGTGCGGTGGAAGCCGTAACCCTGTTTGCGGAGGTCGCTCATCAAGCCTGGAGTGACGAGGTTGTTTAGACCACCGCGCTCCGACTTGCTCAAGTTGCGAACTACGAGTTGGGTCTTGACTGTCTCGCGGTCGCTGACCGTGAACTTTGTTCCGTTCAAGTCAACCGAGGGGCAGTTAAGAATGGTGTCCACGCTGGAATCTCGACCCTGAACGATGCGGTTGTTGTCATCAATCAGTCCTGAGACTCCCATAGGAGCACCATTGTAGCCCCCAACAATAGTGATCGGGTTTCCCGAAGTGATGATACCGCTCAACAAGGTGATAGTTGCGGTGGTTTTGTTGTTGGAACTCGTAACGAGGAAGGTTCCTTCGGGCAAACCAGTGGTCGTGTCGTAGGACTGATAATACTGATTCGCCTTCAGCCTGACTGCGCCCTTGGTCTGTCCTGGAGTCGCGGCAGCAGACGTAGTGCAAGTCAAGGTCTGACCTGCGCCAGGAGCGGCAATACTGCCCGCTGAAAACGCCATTGCTGCACTGCCGTTACCCATAGAATAGTATTCTTGGCGTTGGGCAAAGGCATCCACGGTCTGTGAGATGATTTCCTGAATTGTGAACATGGCGTTGGCCTTCTTGGGGCCATTTGCGCCACCTGCATCGACCATCAGGGAATAATCAAGCACAGCAGTAGTAGTGGACATCTGTGGAACTGCCCACATGCTGTCTGACTGCGGTGGAATAGCGCGGTTGTTGTCGGGGTTGGCAATAGTCGGCAGTGAATCGCCGCCTGCTTGGTTTTTCACGAAATAAAGACGTGCGCCACGTTGCGAAACTTCTTCGGCGGTCGTTACTTCACCGAGGGAATTCCAAAAGGGGGCGGCTAAAATTGACCAATCCTTGGCGCGGATTAGCTGTTGGGAATAAAAATCCACCCAATTAGATACGGTATCGACTTCTGGCATGATTCTCTCCTATTTAACCGTAGAGGCGGTCAATATCCGCTCTGGTTAGTTTTCCAGAGGGTAATTGAACCGGAGGCGCGGTAGTAGGATTGTAGCCCGTTCCGTTGATGGGGGGTCGCACCGTTCCTGCGCCGTTCAAGGTTTGATTATGCTCAGTGGCCTTCAAACTGAAGAAATTACTGCGTTGCTCCATCAGTTTCCCGCGAATCTGGTTCGCGTAGCCAATCATGGTTTTCAACGCTCTCTGGGCTTCATTATTCATCCCCGTTACGTCCGCGCTCGGCTGATAACCGTTGCCGTTCGTCTGTAACTGTTGACGATAATTCAGATTCCCGTAATTTCTGCCGTTGTTCCCAAACGCGCTTGCCGCCTTTTCCATCTGACTCAACATCTTGTCGTCCACTGCCCCGATCTCTTTCAAGAGAGGCAGTACATAAGCCTGTGTCTGCGGGTTAAACAGACTCACCACGAGTCCTGTTATCTGAGCAGCCTCAGCTTTGTTCGACGAAGCAATTTGCTGGTTCATTTGCGCGGCCTGCTCCGGTGTAACCCCTTGTGGGAGGTTTGCCGGATCAAGCGGTTTGATGAAGTTGCACTGTTGCACAACCGATTCGTGGAAAGTGGTCAACGCCTGATTAAGTTGCGTGTTTACATACTCAGTTCCTGCTTGTTGGGCTTGGGAATTGAGATATTGTTCACGCTGTTGGGCCTGTTGTTTCTGCGCTTCTTGCGTTTGCTTGTCGCGCTCAATCAACTGCTGTTGGAATTGCTCTTTCTCCAACGCTCGATTGATGAATTCAGGGCTGTTCAGCTTCAATTCCTCACGTTCTTCGTAAGGTAATTTCCGATAAACATCCTGCAATTCAGGACGAACGAGGCTTAATTCTTCTTCAGTCGGTTGCCACTGTGGGGCGATAGCCGATGGCTCAACTAATCCCAAGACTTTTGCTACATGAGCACGTCTTTCAGGTGAATCCCGCCACGCTTCAAGGATCAAATCCGCCCTCGGCACTTCTCGACCCGTTTCGGGGTCAACCGTGGGCAAATTCAATAAATCAGCAACGAGATAGTCCGCGTGTGAGCGGTACTTTTCCTGTAAAAACTGCACATTCGGCGCAGGAACGGGTTCCCCTGTTACGGGATCGTTCTCCCACGCAATTATGCTGTCTCGGAATCCTAGAACTTCTTGCAGTTGTTCAGGCTGCTCAAAACGCGATAAAACGTCTTGATAAGGCTGATATTTAGATTGAAGTTCTTTATAATTGGCCTTTAGCGGGTCAAATGCCCCCTTCAGACTTGCCAACGCATCGGCGTACTTGATTCCTTGTCCTGCCTGCGCCTTCAATTCGTCAATAGAAGGTAACTGGTCAAGAAAATCGGTCTCAGTATCGCTTGAAGGTTGACTACCTTGAACATTCTCAGCAGTAGGAGTGCTAGCCGTGCTCTGTGGAGCGAGAGATGTGTCCTGCGTGGAGGGGCTTGAGCTTTCAGGTGCTCCCACGGTCGATGCGACTCCAGCGTCGGACGGTGCGCTGGTATTAGCCCCGATAGAACTTTCTGACTGACTCATTAATCACAGCCGCAAACGCTGGTTGCGTGGCTAGCTGCACGGAGCGGAGTGTAATGCGTGTGCCAGATTAAATCAACAAGTTTTGCTTTAGTGCTCTCCATAGACGACGAGAGCCACCCGAAAGCGGCCCTCATCTCCAACTTTTCCGTACAATTTTACTCTAAGCAGCAGTCCTTTC